CAAACCATTCTATTCAATTATCGAATTACCTTTGGGACCATGAATTTGACTCTGATTTGGTAGCGGAGCATATCGACAATTTTAAATGGTTTAAAAGCAGAAGTATTGATAAGAAGCAGCGAGCTATTAAGCAATCAGAAAAGAGAAGGCGCCAGGGCACAAAGTTTATCAGCCTAAGAGCATGTGATAAAAAGCACGATTGGACAACAGTAAAATAAACTGAGGTAAAGACCATGAAAATAACCAATAATATAAATTACTGGTCGTTACTAGGTTTCGTGATACTCGCTATTGGCCTTTTCAAGTCAGACAGTGTAATGGTAGGCGCGGCAGTAATAATATTCGTTGTGCTTTCTTGCACTATAGATATTTTGAAAGCTATAGATTCTAAAACCAACCAGGATAGCAACTAGAATAGTTTGCCATTGATGCCGTAAAGTATTAGAGTGCTCATAAGCGCCGTGATAAGCGTAAACACCAGGTATAGATCAGTCTCTTTTAGTCAACCGATTTGTACCGAACATCGACTAACCCCATAGTCAGCCTGCTGCGGAATTATCACCAGGTCGGTTGAACTAAAAGAGATTGATTAATATGACGACAGGATTCATAAAAATACACCGAAAAATCTGCAAATGGGAATGGTATCAAGATGCCAATACCTTCAGATTGTTCGTTCATTTACTGTTAAATGCTAATCATAAAAAACTAAAATGGCAGGGTAATGAGATCGATCGAGGTCAATTAATTACCGGATTAAACTCGTTAAGTAATGATCTAGGTTTATCAGTACAACAAATTCGAACATCAATATCTAAGCTAAAATCAACAAGCGAGATAACAGTCAATCCAACAAACAAATTTAGCCTTATAACCCTTGTAAACTATGACTCTTATCAATCAAAAGAAGTTCTTGAAACAGACAAACCAACAAGCCAGCCAACAGACGATCAACAGACGGATAACAATCAATCAACAACAAACAATAATGGTAATAATAATAAGAATGTAAAGAATAAAGAACTACCTAAGACACTTGTCGAGCAAAAGCCCGACGGTAGCGAGTTTGATAAGCCTAAAACAAAACACTTTGCTAAACCTTCAATTGAAGACCTTCAAGAATACAAAAAAGAAAAAGGACTGAGTTTTGATCCACAATCATTTCTTGATTACTATGATTCAAATGGTTGGAAGGTTGGTAAAAATTCAATGAAGGACTGGAAAGCCACTGCCAGAAATTGGGAAAGGAATAATTCAAAATTTAACGGACAAACAACTCAATCTTCATTTGTCGAGTTTCCATCATGAGTGCCGAGTGGCAAGCAGCGGAAGCTGAAAAAGTTTTTATAGGTTCAATCCTGGTTAATCCTTCTCGATTAATGGAAGTTAAAGCAACATCTACCAATTTCATGATTGAAGCTCATTCGACCGTTTTCGATGTAATCATGGAAATGAACAATGACAGCGCGTTAGTCGATTTGATATCCGTGTCTGATCGCATGACCGAGTTAAATTCCAGAGATAAAACTAATACATACGCATACCACCCTTCGTTCACTGGTGGCTGGCTACATCAACTCTCAAACTGGATGGAAGCTGCCTTTGCACCTTCATTCTTTTATTCATCGCAAGAAATAATAATTCGTGAATTCAGAAAGCGAGAGATTGCCAGAATAAGTTATGATTTAAGTCAAAATTATGACGCTGATGAAGCAATACAGTCATTGATGGCTTTGGAAGTTACTCAGAAAAAGTACACTCACACGCTCACAGAGGCTATTACAGCCGCGATTGATAAAGTTAAGCGAGTATCTGAGAGTGGTGGTCTTGTCGGGTTAACGACTGGTTTAACAAGGCTTGATGATTCAATTGGAGGTTTCCAGCCATCCGACTTGTACATTGTTGGCGCTCGACCAGCTATGGGTAAAACCGCAATAGCTATTAATTTCATGCTTTCGAATAATTGTGCTGCAGGTTTCTTTAGCACTGAGCAACCAATGGAGCAGATAGGAATTCGAACTTTATCAATTAAAGGTGGAGTATCAGCGTCAAAAATCAGGAAGGCTAAAATAGATCATGAGGATGCTGGAAAATTAATTCAAACTAGTTCTCAGGTTCAATACGGCAATGTCCTGATACATGATAAATCCAATATAACAATTGGTGATATTATGCGCGAAGGCAGAAAGATGAAATTCGATCACGACATAAAAATTATTTACGTTGATTATCTTCAGAGAATTAGGAGCCCGAAATCAGAAAGCAGAAGATTGGAGGTAGCAGATGTGGCGATAGGACTTAAAACTTTAGCTAGGGAACTTGATATACCCGTAGTCGCACTGGCTCAGGTCAATCGAGAGGTTGATAAGCGTGTTGATAAGCGCCCAAAAGTCGGCGATTTAACCGAGTCTGGTGTTATCGAGAGTGAAGCTGATGCAATAATAATGCTCTACAGAGATGAAGTTTACAACAAGGACACGGCAGACAAAGGCATCATGGAGGCATTAATCGAAAAGAACAGGCATGGACCGATAGGCGGAATGAAATTTGCTTGGATGGGTGATCTAATGAAGGTAGGAGATTTATACGAATGAAAAACACGGGCTATTTACACCATACAGTTGCTGAAATGATCAAGAAAGAGCTGGAAAGGATCAAGGCGGAAGAAGATCGAGCAAAGCAAATAGCGAAAGCTAGTAGAGATGAGTCATGACTTACAAACTATCAAAAAGAGCTAACCAGGCTACCGAGAACTATGTCCTGACGAATAGCATGATCAAAATGGCTGGCCAGCTCAATGCTGAACCTAGCAATAATACTACCGGTGTTAGTTTTCATGAGCGGGTTAATTTAATACATATCCTAAATCGTTTTCTGGAAAGGCAGCAGGATATTTTAGCGGAAGAGATTAATGATGAATGATAAAAAAACATTTGAAGATATGTTCAATGAAGCAGATAAGCTATCAGATGAACTTCATCAAGAACTACTTAATGATTCTGCTAATTATGATCCAGTGATTGCAATACAATCAGCTTGCATGCTAATTCTGTCAGAGTTTTCGGGTATTAAAAATAAAAAAATGCGAGAGTTTGCTTTGTTTTTAATTGACGGTGAGCTAAGTCAGATGGTGCATGGTGAAGATGACGAGGATGACGAGGATGACGAGGATGATTCTGAAATTTTAGTCGATTTTGGTATGACTGGTCATACTCCCGGTAAACCTCACTAGCATGGCCAAAGCAAAGCCAAAAGCTGAGGGTAAGGTCAAAGGCAGGAAGTTTGACCAAGGCCCGGTTAATAAAGATCATTGCGAGCATACACCAGGCTCTGAAGAGCGTGATTACATTAAGTGGCATGCTTGGGTAGCCAAGATGAAAAACACACATAGGCAAACTCAGTGCCCTAATTGCGGCCTTTGGGTCGTTTGGATTAAGAAACTATGAAATGCGCGATGTGCCAAAAGGAAGCAAGAAGTCAAGCAGCGACGTGCGGCGATGCTTGTTTCAAATTGTATATTTCTCAAATAAGGCTTGGACAGTCGCACAGCACAAGAAGAAAGGTAGTGCCGGTTACTTTATCGGCAATTGATATTTTTAACCGAAGGAGAGTAATAGCATGAATAAGCAATGGATATACCAAAACGGTGAAAAGCCGTTTAGCGTGACAGAAATAGAATCACCGCTAGGCGACTCAATACTTTTATCAATGTCTTATTGTGGAGGTGTAAGTATTCATAACACGGACGGTAAAAATCATTTAGGTCATCCCCTCGACCTAATCCCATACGAGCCTTACAGCGAATTCAAGATTGATGATACGGTTAATGGTTGGGATGATGAAAGTGGCGAAGTCACAAGCGGGCACTTTGCAGGATTGACGCTTGATGGTAAACCCACTATGTTTGCTTTTGGAGGTACATCTTTTACTAGATATTATCATCAAAGAATAGCATTTAATTTTTGCGAGAAAGCCGCACCAAAAAAGGATTCTTCTAATGTCTAGCTCTGATTGGGAAACTCGATACTGCCCGGTATGCAAAAAAGAGATATCGATATTTAATAAAAACAATAATCTAATGTCGAAAAAACATTATGAAGATTTGCATAGTTGCGGTGATCCCAAGTGCGTTAGAGCAGTAAGAAAAAAAGAGAAAAAAGCAAAGAAGGTAGAGTCTGATAATATTCTCCACTTAATGAATTCTCCTTTAAAAAAGGGAATGAAATCTATAATTCATGGCCTTGCTTATAAAGTCGGTCTTCATGGTTTTATATATCGCCAAACATCAATGAATGAGTGGGTAAGAGCTGAAATGGACAAAGAGGAATTTTGTCGAGGTATTAAGCAGTGAATGCCAAACTAAAGCAAAGAACCTGCGCCAATAAAGGCTGCAAAGTTAAGTTTACTCAGTTCAACTCGATCCAGACCTGGTGCTCCCCGAAGTGTGGCCAGGAGATAGCCCAGGAGAAGGTAAAGGTTAACTATAAGAAAGAGACCACTAGGCTTAAAAAAGAATTAAACGATAGCAGTCGTCCGTATCAGATTAAAAAAGCAGTCGAAGCGTGTAATAAATACATACGTGCCAGGGACTCTCACCAGCCTTGTATTAGTTGCGGGACAACTAAGCCAGTGCAGTATTGCGCCGGGCACTTAAAAACAGCTGGTGGGCATCCTGAGCTTAGATTTAACGAGCTTAATATACACAAGCAATGCAATAAGCACTGCAATATGGAGTTATCTGGAAATATTGGAGCTTATCGCCCTGCTTTGATTAATCGAATCGGAATTGAAAAAGTTGAATGGATTGAAGGGCCGCACAAACCGCAAAATTTAACGATCGATGATATAAAGGGTGTTATCTGGTGGTACAAACTAAAACTTAAATTACTTGAGCAAGGAGAGTTAGTAGCGTGAATAAGGAAACTAAAATTAAATTACTTAACGCTGGATGTCGTTTGTCGATAGGACATTGTATTGTAATAAACTCACTACCGAAATTTGATTATCCGACATGCATCCTTCGCGAAGACCGACCATACTGGCGTAAACAAAAGCGCGGTAAAGGCAATAAGAAGCGCCACATATAACCCGGCAAGAATGGCAAAACTAAGAATTATCGGTTAAGTGAAATAATTTACTTAACGGTATAAAGAGAAAGATCTTTTAATCACAAGAGGAAAAAATAGATGGCACATCAAGCAACAAACTTAGATGGTAGCAAGCACCAAAGCGCTGGTTATCAAGACACCGAGCAGCAGGGTACCGATCCTGACAGTGTTGAAAGCATTTGGAACAAGGAAACTATGAACCGTGTTGTGACGTTCTCAGCTTTACTTGACGATATCGCAGTACAGCGCGAAGCGTTAAATGCGAATAAAAAGGCCGGCATTACTGGCTTGATTAACGATGGCTTTAACCAGGATGCCCTGGAGATGGCTATTAAGTATTCGAAAACGCCAGAAGCGAAGCGTGAAAACTTTGACCTGACCTATCAGTTTGCTCGTAAGGCATTAGGGATGCCAATGCAGGATGATTTGTTTGCTGCAGCAATGCAGGAGCAGGTCAAGGTTTCGACAACGAAGAAAAAAACCGTCGAGGATTAAATCATGGCAGTCTACCCCCTCAACACCAAGGAAAATAAGCAATTTGCATTAAGAGCTCTAATGGGTGTGATGGGGGCAGATGGTAAGGAAATGATCATTCGTAAAGCTGTCGAGCATGGAACGCGAGAGCAAGAATCTTTTTTTAACATACTGTGCGGCATAATCGCGAATGAAAACGGCGACGATATCGAATCGATAAAATACATCATCAAAGAAAGAGTTTTTGGCCGTGTTATATCTGAGGTAATGGGCGTCACCATCGAGTTTGTGCCGCGCAGTAACTATCAAGGCATGGCGGGATACTCAAAGCTGATCGAGGCTAGTTATCGGTTAGGCGCTGAGCTTGGAATTATTCTGCCTGAACCCAGGAAAAAAAATGACTGACCCAACTAAGTTTATGACCACATGCGCTAGAAATTGCGAAGCCAGGTCATATCAAATTACCGTAAGGCAGCAAGACGCTAAGATATTGGAGCTTCATGCTTACTTAGATGATATAAAAAATCAGTTAATTGATGCCCTTAGCACAAACTATGAGCTTGAAAAAACTAACAACACATTGCATAAATTAATGGTCAGTGGTGAAAGGCGAGGAATTGAAAAAGCTACAGAAGAATTTAAAGACAAGATTGCAGATCTTGAACATGATCTTCGAATATCTAGGTCAAATAAACAGGTATCTGACGAATCTTTTTTAGAACTAGCATCTACCGTTGTAGAGCTTGAGAAAGAGCTGGCTAACTCAAAAGAGTCAGTGAAGAGGAACGCCCATCGCATTGTTGAAAGAGATGAAGAAATTGCAGAGCTTGAGGATCAGTTAGGAATACCTAGAAAACGGGTACATAGATTTAGCAAATCAGGAGAGTAAAGATGGATAAAGAATCTAAAAAGCTAGAAAAGCCAGCGAAGGTTGGTGCAGGTATCTTTCGCGAAGGTGTAGACGAAAGCCTGGTTATCGAAGCAGCTCAAAGGCAGTATGAGTATAATAAAAAATCACATAAAGGTAAAAAGGCAGTATTCGTATTTTCAAGCGGGCAAAGGATGATAGGTATTATTGAGCATGTCCCAGATGGCCCCTCTGACAACTGGGTAGTTCAGGAAATTTTTAGCGGGAGAGCTGTTGGTACAGTTCACATTAGAAATTATGACTACATGCGTTTGTGTGATAGTTAGTTATTTGGCCGAGCTTTAAAGGGGCAAGGGCCAAGTAGGACCCGACCACTAGCGTCGGGAAATTATCCCGGTCGACGGATAGAGCCTTAGACCGGCACTTAATTAATAGAGGAAGAATTGTTATGACTGAATGGATTAGTGTTAAGGATAGGCTGCCCAAAAATGACACAAATGTTATTGGCTGTTGTGGTGATGATGTTTTTGAATGCCACCATTGTGATGATGGTGCGTTCGACGATTGTTTTTGCGGTGCCATAGAGGTTTCTTACTGGATGCCACTTCCGAAGCCTCCCCAATAGATCAATAAATTGATAATATTGATCAGTATCAAGCTAAAGGGTATTATCTAGCACATGACTGAGACACTTACAAAAGGTACCGCTATCACTTGTCCTCGAAAGGGCCACAAGATAGCGGTTACTAAACGAGACATTCGATCTGGTGATCCAGTAAATATTTCACAGTTTGAGTTTGAGTCAGGTCAAGAGCGAATAGCTGGTGAACAGATTAAATGTAAGATTTGTCACAGTTTGTATTTTAACCAGGGATCTATTCACACTGACAATGGTTGGTGGCCAAGAGATCCTACATTTGAAGTTTCCACTAAAAGGTAAATAGTTATGCCAGTTTCCATTAAACAACATTTTAAAAGTCAGACAGCGCAAGATAGTATTGAACTCAAACGTGCGTTTGATGCTGTGCAGGCAGATTTAGCCGCACTTCGCACATCGATCGTAGCGATTACAGCTCAGTTAGATGCCGATGGCGGAATAACCGGCACCGATTTTGCTGCAAACAACGACCCAGCAGCGCTAACACTGATTTCATAATGTCAGGTGCCACTTATGAAGTGACTGATGATGAGCTTGGAAAACAGCTCCATCAGTTGCTCGTTATTGATAAAGAACCGGAGGTGATCATATTCCACCCAACGGAAGGGGAGCAGGTTGTAACGAGGGAAAACTACGATTCGATGTTAGCAAGTCTCAAAGAGGCGTCAGAAATGACCCCAAAGCAGAGGCAGAAAAAACTGAAAGTTCTTCGCCGTAGGATGCAGATTAAATTCCGAACCGCGATGATCAAAGCAAAGGTTTACACGGTTGATATTGAAGACGAAGGTAATTTCGGTAAAGATATCGACGGAAATGATATTGGTATCGAGGGTATGGTCTTTACTCTGACCTCTGATTACTCTGATGATATCAATGTAATCGAAAATGAAATGGGTTGCTTTGTGGATGAAGCAATGAAGAAACCACCTATTAGGATACTGAAAAAAACAGATCAATAGGTTAGAAACTGAATAACTATCCCCTGGAGGCGGTAAATGTCAGATTCAATACAAAAAATAGATTTAGAGGCAAGATTAAGAGCATTAGATACAGGATTGGATAATCGTAGAATCTCGACCATCATGCATATCGCGTTCCCGCCCAAATACATGCCGAAGCTTGGTCAGGCTGTGGTTATAAGTGGATCTGGACCCGAATTTAAAATGAGTGCAATTTGTTTTTTTATGGGAATGAATGAATCTGGCGATTATACAGGTCAGATGTATGATGATGACGATCCTGATGATTATCATTGTGGTAATACATGCCGACTCTTAACAAAAGAAGAGATCGAGGGCGTTAGCGATGCCTAGCCACATTGATCATGTAGATCCAAGGCAAGGCAAGAAAGCCGTATGCGGGAATTGTGGCCACGAATGGATATACGGCAAAAGCGGCGCTCATAACTGTATTGATGTACTTAAACGAAGAGCAGCAATGCTTGAACATCGGTGCACAAAGTTATTTGAAGTTGCTAAAGAGCGTTCAGCCGAAGGCTACTGCCAAGTAATAATTGAGCATGATGTCGATCATGAAGGCGTGATAATTCTCAATGCCGATGGCAGAGAGATATCCAAGTGCTACGACCCCGAAAAAACCCCGATCGAGCAGTTTATTATTGCTATTGACGCCCTACCGGAGCCAGTCAAATGAACCCTTTCGATAGTCCTGAAATGTCAATGGTCTGGATACTCTTGATTGTCCTGTCTGTCCTTGTGGTAATTTGCATTGTGATTATCTCTCAATGGATATCTATCGATAATTACGATGATGAGCATGAGGACGTTAACAGAGTAGAGCGCGAAGATTAATTAAATTGCCGGTCAATAGACCCGCTGGAGTAAGTAATGACTGATAAATTTTTAAAAGAAGCCGAAGATTTTGTAACTGATGCAGGCTGTAGATATGCAATGACTCTTGCCAAGCAATTTGGTGAGCACCTAAAAGCCGAAGGTAAAGACACGTTTACGCTGGCTGAGATGAGAGCATTTGATAAGGCTAGGTTTGATCTACCCTCAGTTAAAGAAGATTCGCCGCCCAAAGGGCCGCAGGAGTAAGTCATGACTAATAAAGTTTTAAAAGAAGAAGATTTTGTAACTGACACAAGCTGTAGGCATGTAGCTAATCTAGCCAGGGAGTTTTCTGCTCACTTAAAAAAGCAAGGCAAGACATCAGCTACGATTGGTGAGCTGCGAGAGTTCGACAGGTCTAGGGTTGGAATGAACTGCGCTGAAATATTACGCACAGTTGTCGACATAGATGAAGATAACGATTAAGTAATGCCGCCTTAATGGCCGCAGAGGTAATACTATGAAAATAAGTGAGTTAATTAATGACCTCGCTCAAATATATGGGAAGGAAGGTGATATTGATGTTGTCTGTGTTACTAACTCGTCATCAGATTATGGTGTTTTTCCCCCTAATGAGGAAAACCGCTCAATTTATACCACTAGTGATGATGACCGAAAACACATTGGAATAACCACTAGTAAATACCTGTTTATTGGTAATTAAAAGCTATGCCAAAAAAAAATAAGAAACCAGCCGTTAAAAAGGCACCGGTAAAGAAATCGCCAGTCAAAAAGACCACTCTTTCGACAGATCAAAAGCTGATGCCAAAGCAAAGGCTTTTTGTTAGAGAATACCTGGTCGACTTCAATGCTACTCAATCAGCTATTCGAGCGGGTTATAGTAAAAAGACAGCATCTGCTATAGGTTACGAGAACCTTCAGAAACCTCACGTAGTCCAGGCTATCTTCGAAGCTATGAATAATCGCGAGAAGAATGTCGAGACAAGTGCCGAGTGGGTCCTTAAAGCTCTACACGGCGAAGCTATTGCCGATATCGCTGACTTATACGATAAGTTGGGCAGTTTGAAACCTATTCACGATTGGCCGATTGTGTGGCGTACTGGGTTAGTCACAGGTGTTAAAACGAAGCAGGAGCATGAATACATAGATGGCCAGAAGGTGCCCAATGGCGTAGTTACCGAGATAAAGCTATCAGACCGTGTTAAGCGGCTTGAGCTCATCGGTAAGCACCATGCCATGTTCACTGACAATGTTAACTTAGGTGGCGAGGTGCATTTAAGGGATACGAGCGATAGTAACCTTGACGCTCAGATCATCATTCTTCAGCAAAAGGTTGGTAAGCTATGAGTAATATCTTAATTCATATTATCGATAACTCAGATGATCAAGTTATGATCAAGAAGATGGTTTCTGCTGTCCCTAGAGAGGGTGATGAAGTTCGATTGCTTTGGAAAGGGCATGTACATTATTTCAAAGTGATGCTGGTTGTCTGGGTTTATGACGAGCCTGGTTGCCCATTTGATCGAGTTAACATCGATGTGGAGGAATTATGAGTAATCTAAGCCTTGTTTCAATGTGCGAGCATAAAGACACCAGTAACGTCAGTCTTTACTATAAGAGAAAATTACTGACTCTTGAATGCAAAGATTGCGGTAGATACAAATTAAAAGATGGTGATTGGATTGCAGTTTATAGAATAATGATCACAGGAGAAAAGAATGAAAATTAGTAATTTCAAGCTGGTAAGTGTATGCGGCAAGAACGCCCTCAATTGGCGCTTTAAAGCTACGGTCGATGTCACAGACAAGATGGGTTTCTTCAGTGTAAAAAGACTGAGACTAAACAAATCTATATGGTTTCTGGTTCAGATTGGTACTTTGTTGATACTGGTGACTTTACTCCTGTTCGCGAAGTTGAGAATTTAGTGAGAATGTTTGAGGCGGAAAAGGGCAAGGATTTAGAAAAGTGTTTAGAAACTTAACCCCAGCAACAACAGGTTGTATTATCCGTTTGGTTGCAGTTTTTTTAATTAGAGATTGATATGAAAGGTTTAAAAGGTTCAGGCAAGCCACTTATCCTAGAAGAACTCGCCATGGATATTGTATTAATGGATGAATCTATGGAACATTGGTGTGAAGTTGTGATCAATGTCGGCGGTTGTGTAGTTAATGTTGAGGTTGTTGTTACTGCTGTCGACGGACATCCGTATGGAAGGCAGTATGTTAGCGAAAAGACATTACCGGCATGGAAGAGAGTTGTTAAGCGAGCGTTGAAAATATAACACTGGTTTAAAGTGAAACATGACCCGCGAAGAAAAAATTCAATACATACAACTCATGGAAGAGCGAATCTATCGAGAGAGCCGTAGCGCTTGGTTGCGATGGTTTCCCGATGAAGGACCACTACGCCGCGAGCTCTACGCTAAGCACTTGGATTTCTTTCGTAACACTAATCTTGATCGAGATGATATCTGCGAAGTGGCTCTAATCGCAGGTAACCGGGTCGGTAAGACGATTGCCGGCGCATACTGCGTTAAATGCTGGACTACAGGTGTCTATCCAGACTGGTGGGAAGGCAGAGTATTTGACGGTCCAACAAACGGTTGGTGCGCTGGCGATACGAGTGAGACGGTTCGAGACATCATCCAGCTTGAGTTGCTTGGTCCCAGATCAGATATGGGAACTGGCATGATACCAGCTGATGCAATTATTCGAACAACACCTCGAACTGGTGTACCTGATGCGGTAAAGGATATTTACGTCAGGCATGAACCCAGCAACAGAACAAGTTACATCGGCCTTAAAACCTATGACCAGAAGCGTAAATCATTCCAAGGAACATCTAAAGACTGGATATGGAACGATGAAGAACCCGGCATGGACGTTTACGCAGAAGAGATACTTCGATTGATGACTACGAAAGGAGTTATTATAAACACGTTCACGCCACTATCAGGACTTTCTGACGTGGTTCTATCATTTCTACCAGGCGGAAAAGCGCCCGAGGTTTAATTAACTGGAGTAAATATTATGACTGAGGACGAAAGAGAGATTTTAAAGCAGGTTCGACTCGAAGTGCATGCGTATCTTATTAGTTACCCAGTAGGATCGCAAATCGATATACTAGGTAATATGTGTGTGATTACTGAAATCTACAGTAATTATCCAGTTGCAGGAGTGAGAGTTAAGGTGGTTTACTTTAATAAAATTGATGGCCTTTACCACAGTGGCGACTTTCCGATTGAAGCGCTTGTTAATGCCTTGAGCGCATTGTCTAGGAGCCGCTAAGTATCATGAGTGAAAACCAGCTTATTCGGCAAGATGCCTCACTTTTTGAGTGGATTGAGCCTTACATTAAATTACAGAAAAATAAATTCGAGTTATGGCGTAATTTAACTATCAAAAGCCCTCGCTCAGTGAGTAGGGATAAGGCTATAAATGAAGGGCTAAAAACTATTCTGAATAAAAATAAGTTAACTTTAGCGCGTGTACCGGGTGTCGAGCTTGCTGGTGGTTGGCGGGGAATGAAGTGGGTGTTATTACAAGATAACATTAAGATAGCGGAATTAAATGATGGCTAAACACCAAACAATGCTTGGATGGGATGATGTGCCACATTTAGGCGAGAAAGAGAAAGAAGCTCTTTACGCTTCAATCCCGCCGTATCAGCGTGACGCTAGATCTAAAGGTACTCCTTCACTCGGTGCTGGCGCTATCTACCCGGTACCTGAGTCAGAGATAGCCATTGCAGACTTTCAGCTACCTAAGCATTGGCCCAAAGGTTATGGCTTTGATGTTGGCTGGAATAAAACAGCTGCGATATTTGGTGCGCTAGATCGAGATAATGACGTTCTTTACTTGTATTCCGAACATTACAAGGGACAAGCAGAGCCAGTTATCCATGCCTCGGGCATTCAGGCTAGAGGTAAGTGGATACCAGGCCGAATCGACCCAGCAGCGAGGGGCAGAGGTCAAAAGGACGGTGAGCAGCTAATGCGAAATTACATTGATCTAGGCTTAGAGATCCAGCCAGCTATTAATGCTGTTGAAGCTGGTCTTTATGACGTGTGGCAAAGACTCTCTACTGGTCGACTCAGGGTATTCAAGTCATTAGAGAACTGGTTTGCTGAGTTTCGTATCTATCGACGCGATGAAAAAGGTCACGTAGTTAAAGCCAATGATCACTTGATGGATGCCACTCGCTATCTGGTTATCGAATCAAGTCGTACTGACTTCATGATCACAAAGCCAATTATTAACCGAGGTCTGAGAGACAGTGATGTTGACTATGGCGTTTGATTTGAAGCAATCATAGGTCTATACTAAAATTCCTTGTAAAAGGTAAGTTAGAGTTTGATCGTTAACCAATGACGGAGTAAGCATGAAAATTTTGACCCGAAGTTTAATTTGGATGATTGCAGTATTTAGCATGGCGTTTGTGGGTATAGCTCAGGCAAGTGTATCGACGGAGATCGGTTGGAGTAATTCCGACAGTCAATTTAGTGTTATGGATACCGGCAATCAAATCGAATTAAAAACGGTAAGTCTCGGTGGTGGCTCTGATCTTCACTTTATTAAACCTGAAGGAGCTGTAGATTTTATTGAAATTGCTACTACAAAGACCAAGCCTAAGCCGCCCTACAAGATTGTCGCGTATGCTGGTCATTACTTTGATCACCGACATAATATAGGTAAAAGGCGACTGTTATACAATAGCCACTAAGGCTTAAGCAAAACAGCAATATGAAAGCCCGGAGTTGATCCGGGCTTTTTTTTAATCAATAACCGAGACAAGATCATGGCTAGAAAAAAGGCAGTAAAAAAAGACGAAGCACCTTATTTTGTTCTAAGTGGAGATGACTTGCTTGCTGAGCCGGTCATTGCTTATTACTTAACTTTGGTGACCGATCCTACCCGCAAAGCGAAGGTTAGAGCCAGTGTTAAGGAATTCCAAGATTTCCGTAACGATAACCCTGACCGAATGAAACAGTAATCTAACCAGCGCCGCTACCATAGGGCGCAATCACAGGAGACATAAGTGATTATCGGAGATAAAGTGATCCACTTGCCGCATGGCTGTAATTGGTTGTTTGAAGGTGCTACAAAAAACCCTAGATCGGGAAATAGGAAAGTAGTGTTGCTTGAAATATACAATCAAGGTTCTTGTGCTGTCGTTACACCAATCAAAGGTAACGGTGCTGGGGAAAGATATGTTTGTAATTTATCCGAATTGAGCGCATAACAGGGCGCACTAACCGAGAAAGGTGAGCAATATGGCAGACGATAGACTGTTTATTAAATGCAAAGGTTGTGGTGGATGTAAAATGCTATTGAAACACTTTGCAGGCACTGGGCTGACTCATAGAGATAATGGTATTCTTCCATGGCTTGATGGACATAGGTATTGCCACCAAACCACTCACATGATGAATTTAGGTAATGACACATGCTTTACATTGCTTACCGAAGATAATTTATCAGATGGTGACCATAAGCTTCTAAACTATGTGCCGCTATAGAAGGGCAAAATCAGCTAGTATTTACCTTAATTCGAGACTGGCGTATATTACGCACATAAGTTTCATCTACTCTGGTAACTAACCATGCAAGAAAATGCGACTGTCGAGATGACAGACGAGATTGAAGATAATCTCAATTCCGAAGAAGCTGCAATGCAGTTGGAAGAAAAGATTCAGGTGTTCGGCACAGGCTTACAAACTAAATTTGATAAGCAAGTTGGACTAAAAGAACAAATCGAACGTCGATGGCTTGATGATCTCAGGCATTACAATGGCGTTTATGATGCCGAAACAGAAAGGGATATCAAAGGAGACGGTAAGACTAAAAAAAGCCGTATCTTCGTCAATCTAACCAGAGCCAAAGCCAATACAGCTGAATCAAAATGGAGTGATTTAGTATTACCCACCGATGATAGAAACTGGGGAATTAAGCCAACACCAGTGCCCAGCCTAGCCAAAGCGCTAACCGATGAAACAGAATTACTACTATCCGATGGCACTGTCCCGATTGACTCGGTTACTGGCGAGCCATTAAAGAAAAAAGATCTAGCAGAAGAAACTCTCAAGCAGGCTGTTGAAGCTGCCCTGCTAATGGAGAATGAAATTGATGATCAACTTACCGAAGCTAGATTCAATGCTACATGCCGCGAGATCATACATAACGCAGTAACCCTAGGCACTGGAATTATCAAGGGCCCTATGGTCGAGGTTAGAACAAACAGAGCCTGGGTAATGGGTGAAGGTGGAGAATGGGCAATGAACACCGAGAAGGAATTTAAGCCGACAGCCTCAACGGTTGATCCGTGGAACTTCTTTCCTGATATGTCAGCTACCAAATGGAACGAAGCTGAATTCTGTTTTGAACGTCACATGATGATTAAGCGTGATCTTCGTAACCTGGCCGATCAACCTGGTTTCTTACCAAACCAAGTAGCCAAAGTCTTAATGAATCCGCCTAATGCCAGTGCTGCAAAGATCAATTATTTGAATGAGCTTCGAGAGATAAACGGTATCAACCAAGCAATTCATGACAATCGTTATGAAGTTCTCGAATATCATGGTCCTATCGATAAATCTGACTTAATTGCAAGTGGCGCTAAAGGCTTGGATGTAGATGACCCGCTTGAAGAATATGAAGGCGTAGTGTGGGTATGTATGGGTATCGTGATTAAAGTAGGCCTTAATCACCTGGATTCAAATGAGCTGCCTTACAACGTCGTTAACTGGGAAAAGGACGAGACTAGTATATTCGGCTTTGGCGTTCCATACAGAATGCGTGACCCACAAAAAGTCATGAATGCCAGCTGGAGAATGGTTCTTGATAATGCTGGTTTATCTACCGGGCCGCAAATCGTAGTTAATAAAGAACTGGTAGAGCCTGCCAATGGTAAATGGACATTATCACCAAGAAAGGTCTGGTGGATTACCGGTAAAGATCCAAAGATCAAAGCAAGTGAGGTTTTTAGTACGTTCGAGATAAATTCAAATCAGCAAGAGCTAACTAATATCTTCGAGATGGCACATAGGCTAGCTGATGAAGAGACTAGTGTACCGCAAGCAAACATGGCGTCTCAGTCGCCCGATACGCAACAGCCAGCAATGCTCAAGACGCTAGGTGGTACGGCGCTATGGATGGCTTCAAACAACATTATGATGCGTCGAGCAGTCAAACACTTTGATGATGATCTTACAGTTCCATTCCTAACTAAGATCTATGACTGGAATATGCAGTTCAATAAAAAGAATGAGATTAAGGGTGATTACTCTATCGATGCGCGAGGGACATCAGTTTTACTAGTTCGTGAGATGCAAGCCAGGAATATCCAAGAATTCATTAATGCAGCAATGGGCATGCCTGGTGGACCTGAAGAGCTCAAGGTGCGTGGTGTGCTCAAGAACATGGCCAAAGGCATGCAAGTCTCAGTTGATGACGTTATGCGTACTGATGCCGATGCAACTGCAGCCGAGAAAGAAGCTAAAGATAACCCACCGATTGATCCAGAAGCTCAAAAAATGCAGATGACCAAAGAGCTTGAGCAGATGAAAATTGACTGGCAACGCGAGCAGGCACAAATGCAAGCTACTGAAAAAATGACTATCATGGAAGGTGAGCGTCAAATAGCGATGATTCACCGAGAAGTTGAATTGACTAAAGCCGCAGCGACTTCTCAAGTGTCGATGGAGAAGATCAGAAGCGATCATGGCATTAGTAAATATAAAACTGACTGGAGTATTAAAGCATTTTATACCGAGTTGGCAGAGAAGCGTCGTGAAGGCGAAAAGGCCAATTACGGTTTAGAAGCAAAGTAATATATACTTGAAGCTAATTTGAAATAGTTGTATAAACCTTATTAATAGCCGTACGTGATGTACCGCGAGGATAAAATGGCACTAGAAAACGAAAACTTAGAAACATCAACAGTACCCGAAGAATCAGAATTCGATTCTGCTTTTGCTGAATTCTCTGGTAATAAAGAGCCAGTTGATATTGAAGTGACGAACAATGACCAAAAGGAACTAGAGGTTATTGATAACCACGATAAGGCTAAGCCTGTCGTTGCCGATGTAGTTAATGTCGATCCATACGCTAATCTAAGCGCTGAAGATCGAACTTACTTCGAAGGTGTCGCAAAAAACGCAAAGGATTTGCAACATAGAATTGATAGTGATGGTGGTCGAGTTAATGCTTACCAGCGTCAAATATCAGATCTTCAGAGAACGATTCAACAAACCTCAGCTCCAGTCGGCAAAGAAAAGCCCACTATGGCAAATATCACCGAAGCAATGAAATCGGGTGATGAGGGTTGGGAGCAGTTTACCGCAGATTATCCAGATATTGCCCGAGTGATCGACTCTCGGTTTGAAGGTGTAGGAAAAGCAATGGGTGAAGCAGTGGAAAGCACACTAGCACCTGTACTAAAAACACACCAAGAAACAGTCGATACCGCAACAACTACCGCCGCGAATGAAAAGGTCGCCGCCGTATCCGAAGTCTACCCAAAGTGGACCGAGGCAGTACAAACACCCGAATTTACGTCTTGGCTGGCTCAACAGTCACCAGGTATAGGCGCACTAGCCGAAAGCGACTACGCAGAAGATGCAACGTCCCTGATCGGTATGTATGACAATTACCTAGTTACTAATAACCTGCCAACACTGAAAAATGACCCCGGACCTGGCGTCAATAATGGAGATAAAACTGAAGGATCTGAGTTAAGTAGCAATGAAAGAAAGCGAGCTGAGCAATTAGCTTCTGGTACTTCCGTCGCAAGTAAGTCTGCTGGTGTTACCACAGGCGATACAGTGACCGATAACTTCGAAGACGCTTTCAACGCATATGCTGCAAGAAAAGAACGAAAACGGGCATAAGCCCAATTAATTAACATTCTAACGTCGTGAGACGCGGAGCAATTTAAAATGCCAGGTTCAATTTACGGGGATATTTCCCAGAGAACAGCCGCATACGCTGCAACAGAAATGTTGGAGCATGCAAGACCTATGATCGTTTTGTCTGACTATGGTCAGTCAAAGCCGATGCCGAAAAACAAAGCGGAACAAGTTAAGTTTCGTCGCCCAGTGCCTTACGTGGTATCTACCACTCAACTAACCGAAGGTGTAACGCCTACAAGTCACAAGACTAGTTATGTCGATGTGCCTGCTACATTGGGCCAGTATGGCGACGTAGCTGAGATTACCGATCGTGTAGATGATCTGTCAGAAGATCCAGTATTACGCGATATGTCTGTGCTAGCGGGAGAGCAAGCCGCAGAAACTATCGAGATGGTCACGTGGGGAGTTATTAAAGGTGGCACAAACGTCATTTTTGCTGCCGCTGCCGACTCAGTTCGTACCGATGTTAACGATCCAATGAACTTAAACGCTCAACGGACTGCGACTCGATTCCTTAAAGCCCAGCGTGGCCGTAAGATCACTAGTAAAATGAGCTCTTCAGTTCAATACGGTACTGAGCCCGTTGACGCTGCTTATCTAGCTTTTGGTCATACCGACTTGGAAGCTGATATTCGCGATATGCCTGGTTTCACTCCTACTGAAAAATACGGGTCCATGAAGATGTTGCCGTATGAGTGCGGTAAGGTAGAGGACGTTCGTTACATTCTTACTCCTTTGCTTGAGCCATTTACAAACGCTGGTGCTACAGCATCCGGGACAGGCATGATCACTTCCGGTACTTTGGTTGATGTTTATCCAATCGTTATTATCGCGAAAGAGTCTTACGGGCTTATTCCGTTGCGCGGTGCTGGTGCCATTCAACCTACTGTTCTTAACCCAGGCACTCCGAGTAAAGACGACGTTCTTGGCCAGAAAGGTTTTGTTGGTTGGAAAACATATTTCGTTTGTGTTGTTCTTAACCAAGCATGGATGGCTCGAATCGAAGTCGGTGCAACTGATCTGAACGGTGTTAGCTAATTAGTTTTAGTGTAATATGTCGATAGCCGCTCATAAGGGCGGTTATCTTTAACCTTTTATTGTGATTAGCTCTGCGCTGTCACTGAGGCAAGTAAAATGAGTAATGAATTAGGTGGAATTACCAATGCGAGTATCCGAGGATCTGTCGGAACTTTTAGCAATGGCCAAGGAATTTTGGCAGTCGATGGCTCAAACGTCGAAAATCTTCAAACAACTGGTGCTGTAGAGCATAGCGTTAATGGCGTACAAATGACTGATTTGGCTACTATTGCTGAATGGGACTTAAGTGGTGCTGTAGTTTTGAGCGCAAAAGATGGATCTGTATTAGCGGCTACAAAAATTCACCCGGCAATTGCAACTGCTGATAATGGTGGTGAAGCACAAACCATTGTTTATATCTTTGCTTGTCGAGGCAATGTGCCTTACATCATTGAAAGCACGATTGATGTTGCTGCAGCTCAGGATGATGCAAAGTATGAGCTAACAGTGCCCAAAGGTTATGCGCCTTTTGGTGCCGTTAAGGTTGTTCAGGTTCCGACCGCTTCCGTTGGTGTTGCATTGTTTCAACTTGGTATAAGTGATCTGACAAGTATCACTGGTCGAACAACTACCGTTTACAATTTGTCCCATTGCCCGGCTTCAGTAGCCGATATGGTCGAAGTTTAAGTTTTACCCTGGTCGGCGAATAATCGCTGGCCAGTTTACCTCGCCGTGAGGCGACATGCTTACCCCGAATGGGGTCTTTACTCGGCGCGAAGCTGATATATCCCAAACTGCCCCTTACGAGGCGCTAACCGATGGAATTTTGTATGACCGATTTAACCAAATTTAATTTAGCCACTGCAAACTCGCAAGAATTACGGAGTTATGCCGGTAATCTAACGCCACCACTTGAACTTCATCAGGCAACTGGTGAAGCGAAAATGCGCGATAAGATATTAATCCATTGCGAAAACAATGAGCTTGAAGCTCCACCTTCGTCTATTTCTAGCATTCCTTCAGCTAATAAAAAGGGTGATTGGTACACTATTAAAATCGCAAAGCAGGCCGGTAAAGGCGGTGGCGAGCCTGCTGGTATAGGCGTACAAGGGGTCTGGAATACAATACCTCGGGGCATTCCTATTGCTGTTCCTGCTTCACTTGTCGGCGCTCTTGATACTGCTGTGCAAGAGATAATTACTCAAGATCCTGATAGTGGTGAGTTGGAAAAAGAAGAAGTTATGACATACCCATATCAAATCATTAAAGGACCGCATCCTCGTCCGGGACAAGTGGCTTAATTAAGTGAGCTATCTCTCTATCTGCAAAAGAGCTGTTCTTGAAACCAGTATTGGTGGATCTGGGCCGACCACAGTTATAGGTCAGACTGGTCAGCTTGGTAATATGGTCGGGTGGGTAAGAGAGGCATGGGTAAACATCCAGCTAATGAGGCCAAACTGGTTGTTCATGCATGGAGAATTTACCTTTAATACTGTTATCGATCAAAGAGATTACGTCGCAGCTGATATGGCTATTACTGATCTAAAGCTATGGGATAGTAATTCTTTTTTGATCCATGACCCAGATTTAGGTTACTTCGACCAAGGATTTATTGTTTATCAGAATTATTCTGATTGGCGTCGATCAAACAGGGTACAAATGGAGGCTAGAGCTTCTGATCGGTCTCAGTCATTCACTATTCTGCCTAGCAACGCAATTAGGTTTGAGCCTAAGCCAAATAAGATTTACACAATCGAAGGTGAATATAAAAAATCTACTCAACACTTTGCATTAGATTCAGATGAGCCAACTGGTTTAAATGAAGATTTTGAGATGATGATTGTTTGGCTAGCATTAACTTATTATGCTCATAAGCAAAATGCACCCGAAGTCTTGGAGCAAGCCGAAACAAAGTTTGCTGACTTATTGTTTCGACTAGAAATAGAACAATTACCCGAATTTAGTGATGATTTTGCACCACTCGCATAAACAATCGAATAACCCTATTGCCGCCACATTGGCCGCTGAGGAAAGCTACGCCTACTGTGTTAATCATGGTGGCACTTACTCAGTGGTCTAATACATGCGCCGTTCTAATTTAGCTAGACGCCCTCGCGGAAATGTAGAGCAAAAATCCTTTACTTTAAAAGGTGGGTTAAACCTTGTTGACTCTCCAATTGATATCGAACCAGGGTCTTGCCTTTCTGCTGTAAATTACGAACAACTAACTAAGAACGGTTATCGTCGTATTGATGGTATTGAACGATTTGATGGCCAATCTTCACCTACTGACGCAGCCTACTGGATATTAAACTATGATGCTGGTGTTACCGATGTATCAGAAGGTGATGTCATTACTGGTGCTGACTCGGGCCATACTGCTGACGTATTAACCAATGCAGTAGGTAGCACTACAGATGGTTATATAGTCATTACAAATGCAACAGGCATCTTTCAAGACAATGAAGATATCGAGGTATCAGCCTCAACAGTAGCTGTTGTCAATGGCACTGCCAACGAAAGAGGTGCCAGCACTTCAGTGCTTGATGCTACTCACAAACAAGATGCTATTGAAACTCAGAGATCACTTATTTTAGCGGTTGGATCTTCCGATGGATCTGGCCCAGTTCGTGGAGTAGCTATTTATCGAGCCGTTACTTATGCCTTCCGGGATAACACGGCTGGCGATGCTTGTTTGATGTGGAAGTCAACATCTACAGGATGGGTACAACAAAGCTTGGGTAACCGAGTAGCCTTTACACTTGGTACTGATGCGCCCTTAGAGGGTGAAACGCTAACGCAAACAGGCACTACGTCGACGATCAATCGAGTAGTGGTACAGAGTGGCGCGTTTAGCACAGACGACGCTGCTGGCTACCTGGTGATTGGTGCCGTGACATCTGGTCCTTATGCTTCTGGAGCCGCAACAAGCGCTTCGGGTGCCATGACGTTAAGCGGTGCCGAAGTAGCAAACACACTAGCTCCTGGTGGTCGGTACGAGTTTGAGATAGATAACTTTTTTGGTAGTTCTGTCACTAAGCGCTTATATGGCGTTAATGGCGTAAGCGAGTGCTTTGAATGGGACGGAACAATCTTTGTGCCAATCATTACTGGCAATACAGTCGATACTCCTTTTCACATCACTATTCATGAGTTTCATTTAATATTGTCATTTCAAAACGGATCGTCTCAAAATTCATCAACAGGCAATCCTTATTTGTGGTCGGGATTAGGTGCAGCTGAAATAGGAGTCGGTCACGATATTCTCGGATATCAAAGCGAAGTTGGTTCGGCGCTTGTTATTCTTTGTGATGACCATGTTTTTATGCTTTACGGTAAAAACACTACAGACTCACCTTGGGACTTAAAAACTGTTAACGACGAATCAGGCGGCAAAGAATGGACAATGCAACGAATGTCAGGTGGAACAAGATTCCTGGATGATCAAGGCTTCATGAATATTAAAGCGGTTCAGGAATTCGGTTCATTCGATAGCACGACTTACAGCCAAGTTATTGAGCCTTTGGTAACAGCAAAGAAAGAAATAGCAGTTTCATCGATAATCAGTCGTAAGAAAAATCAATTAAGAACATTCTTTTCTGACGGTACAGCAATCTTTGCTACGTTTAAAGATAGGGAATTATCTGGATTTACGACAGTCAGTTATAAGAGAGCGAATGGTAACATCATCCCGGCGCTAGTTACTGCTGATGGCAAAGACGCCAATGGGTCTGAAATATTATTTTTTGGGTCTTCTGATGGATTTGTTTATCAAATGGACAAAGGTACGTCGATCGATGGAGATCCGGTTACCGCCATTTTGGTTCTTTCTTACGATCATTTGGGATCGCCTAGTTTAAACAAAGAATACAAAAAAGTAATGATCGAAGCTGATGGTTCGATTGGAACGGTTGTGAACTACAAAGCTGTTTTTGACTACAATTCAGGCAGGACGCCATCTGGAATATCACTAGAAGAAACTCTTAATTCTGGCGGATCTCCGTGGAATGAGGTGTTCTGGAATAGCTTCAACTGGTCGACAGCTGATGTCACTTTAATCGAAGGTGATCTTGATGGTATAGGTCGCAACATTGGCTTGCAGCTTACTTCTACAAGCACGTATTCAGATCCACATACATTCTTCGCCGTTACCTATCACTACATTAAACGAAACTTGGTAAGATAAATGAGCAATTCATTCTGGAATTTTGTAACCCAATTTGTGCCTGGCGAATTAGCTAAAGCCGAGGATGTTAATACTAATTTGTCTGGCGTAGCTGGCGGACTTGATTTGGTTGAAACGGAGCTTGGTAAATCTTTGCAAGTTACGAATGCCGCTGGTGTAACAAATATTGTTTTAAATGCTGCGGCAAGGGCAGGTAAGTTAATTTCATTTGATATCAATGGTGATCTTGCAGTTACTACTATAATGGGTGACTGGAAAGGAGATCACGCTGATGCTGCAGGCACTGATTACCAAATTCGAGATGTAGTAAGAGATTCCCAAGGTCGTATTGATCTGGCCAGTCTTTACATTTGCATAGAAACGCACACTTCTACCGGTAATATTCTGACGGATACAGCGAAATGGGAACTATTACTAGCCTCATCAACCAACATAGCTGAAAACGTTACGCTTGATAATACTGGTCTTATTGTAGTTGATGAAACAAATGTTAAAGATTGGATATTGAGCGCTGACGCTGCTCTGTACAAAGCAAGGGGAACGGGAGTAACAAGCACTTATGTCAATACTGCAGGAGCCGGAGGCACAACTTTTGCCCAAGGTGCTGTTGCTGGAGAAATGAGTAGTGATGAAGGTTATGCATCTTTTAGTTATGCTGGGGCTACGGGCATAACAGTTAACGATTTGACTGCTACATCTACCTGGGTTTACATAGACAAAAACGGAAATTTAGGCCAGCAAACAACTATTCCAACTCGTCAAGATAAAACCAGAAAAGCATTTACGATGAGAATTGGCGTAGATGCTGTTCTTGAACAGATTATAGCCTTTGAATATTACAACAACCCCATAGGTCATTACACTAATACCATGCGGGATATTTATGAGTTTCTACGTGCTGCAGGAGTAGCTTTTAGAAAAGACCAGCTTATAACAGGAAGAGCTGATTTAGGTTTCGATGTTTCGGCAGGCACGATTTTAGAGTTCGGTGGTACCGGTGACATTTTTAACCCAAATATAAAACCCTTTGATGCAGCAACAAATGTTAGCTATAACTGGATGTCACGAACAGAACTTATATCTTCTGAAACAAACCTTTTAAAGTATTGGGACAATGCTGGGAGTCTTAATGCATTGGCTTCAACAACGTTAGTCGGTCATCGGCTGTATAGATATAGTTCAGGTAACTTTGCAATGCAAGCAGGTCAAGCTCAATATGCAAATATGTTACTTGCAAAAGCTGGCGTGTTAACAGAGGAATACGTTTTAAATCCAGCGCTAAAAGATGCTACTTTCTTTGGCTGGTGGTTTATCGAATCAACCGCTACAGTCACAAACGGAACAACGCTGACAGACTTTAAAGAGTACACAATAGGACTTCAAGGGGGTAGTTCGAGCAGCTTGTCCGGGGCTCTACTTAAAGGTGACAATGGTTTAGGTTTTTTAGATTACGCAGTAGTAAGAACAAACTTAGGTTTGCAGATTGGCGTCGATGTGCAAGCTTTTTCAACTAATCTGAATAACGTAAATCAGGGTTTGGCTACTACTGATAGCGTAGAGTTTGATCAACTGGGCATTGGTACTAGCTCGCCAAGTTCTAAGTTAGAAGTCAAATACGATACAGCAGCTTCCTCAGATTTAGACGCTACAGCTTTTAGGCTATACAACGGTAGTGACGGAGGTTCTGCTATTGAGTTTTCCAACGTTGATGGAGCGAATTCCAAAATATCGTTCGGCGTCGAGTCAACCGGCAGCGGAACAGACGACTCATATATAGGTTTTAGCACCGGTCCGAATGGGACTAGAGCTGAAGCCATGCGTATAGACAGCTCAGGCAACGTAATACCTGGCACACCCGAGACTCAAGACTTTGGTTCGGCGGAAAAAGAGTGGGATAATATTTTCCTACAAAACGCAGCCACGGTTTCAGATGAGCGGCGCAAAAAAGACATTGCCACAATTGACAACGCCAGTGCATTCCTGCGCCTAATTGATCCAGTTTGGTTTACTTACACCGACAAGGTTATTCCAGCCGAAACCAAAGAAGTTAAACGGCAGGTAACAGTTACAAAGCAACGCGAAGAAACAACTATTAAAATCATGGATGGCAAGCCTGTCCAAGTAGTTAAAACCGTTGACTACGAGGAAAAACAATTCACAAACGAGCCAGTGCTGGATGAAGTCGGCAATGCGGTTCTGGTTGAAGAGGTGCCACTCACTTACAAGATGCCAGTAATGGAAACCGTGACGGAAACTGTGGCTGAGAAAATCATTTCACATAGCCGGCCACATACAGGCTTTCCCGCACAGCAAATCAAGTCAGCAATGACCGCTGCGGGTTACGACGATTGGGCTGGTTATGCTTATGACGAGGGCGAAGATCTCCACATGTTGCGGCTAACAGAGATGATAGCATTTGCAGTTAAAGGGTGGCAGGAAAGCGACAAACGTCTTGCTGCGCTAGAATCTCTCTCAAGATGACTAATTACATACGCAACCGAAAAACGCAAAGCAGGCCGCTATGGGCATTTATAATTGCAGCACTTTAGGGCAATAAATTAATCAGGAATTGTAATGGCAATAACTAATCAAATGTTACCTAATTCTCAAACCGCGACTAATCCAGTCAAGCCGGTTAAGAATAAGGTTAACCAGAAAACAGATACGGTCCAAGGGCAATTAAAAGGTCTTACGAGCGGCAGTAGTGCTTATGTAAACTTACAAGAAAATGAAACTGCTAGGCAGTCGAATAGCAGGGGATTAATCAATAGCACCATTGCTAGAGGCGAAGGTCGCGAAGCGGCAATCAATAGCGCTATACCTATCGCCACACCAGACGCAAAAACCTTTTCTGATACTCGCACTAATAACCAAAATACTGAAAACAGGTTCCTTGAAAACCGCCAAAACGCTAATCTGAATATGGAAACAGATAGGAATAAAAGTGGTTTAGTTCGCGGTGAGATGGCATTAAAAAGCACTTTAAGTAATCAGGAGAATTCTTTACTCAATCAGTTATCAATGAAGCGCGACAATAATGCCTCATCACTATCGCAAGCAGAGCAAAAAAGCCTGAAAGAGTTAGAAATGAAACGGGATGCAGCTTCTAGCCAATTAACCAGGCAGGAAATGAATGTCCAGAGTGGGCTAACAAATCAAGAAAACCAACTATTAAATCAGCTATCGATTAAGCGTGACAATAACGCCTCGTCGTTAACTCAGGCAGAACAAGATAATCTTAAATCTTTAGAGATGAAGCGTGACGCAGCTCAGTCCCAGCTAAATATTTCAGAGCAAAGCAACCAGAGTGCGTTAACAACAGAAGAAAATAGGGTTCTTAATCAGCTATCAATGAAGCGGGATAATAATGCTTCGTCTCTTACCCAGTCCGAGCAAAATAACCTAAACGCATTGGAAATGAAGCGTGATTCGGCTTCGAGTGATCTAAGACAGAATGAGATGGCCGTACAGAGCGGTCTGACAAACCAAGAGAATGAACTGCTTAACCAGTTATCCATGAAACGTGATAACAACTCATCTTCACTCACGCAGTCTGAACAGCAAAACCTAAACTCACTAGAGATGAAACGTGATTCAGCTTCTAGTCAGCTAAGAACAAATGAAATGGCAGTCCAAAGTGGACTGACGACCGAGGAAAATAGAGTTCTTAACGATCTTTCTATGAAGAGAGACAATAACGCATCATCTTTGTCTCAGGAAGAACAAAACAATCTAAACGCTTTAGAGATGAAGCGAGATAATAACTCTGCCAACTTGAATATCCAAAGAGATACCAATCAATCTACCTTAAATAGAGAAGAAGAACTCCAGAGAAGTGCGTTAACTAACGAAGAAAATCAACTCTTGAGTAACCTTACAATTAAGCGTGATGACAACTTATCAACTTTAAACCAAGCAGAGCAGGAAAATCTTAGCGCATTGGAAAGAAGGCGCGACGAGGCATTGCATGTATTTAATGTCAACAGAGATAATAATAGCTCATCACTAAATGAAAGCCTGGCAAGACTGGAAAGTTCGCTTCGTGATGCCGAAATGGTAAAAGATTCAGCTCTTAGACAAGCGTTTGAAGTTCACATGAACAATGAGAAGTTTTCAGACGAAAGTCAGCTTCAGATAGTGACAACTATGAACACCATTATTCGAGACACGCAGAAACAGATTGTGGATATTGGAATGAGCGATAGATCAGCTGAACAACAAGCATCAGCCATTCAGCTAGTACAGGATAACCGGGATGCTCAGTTAGCGGTTTATGACGATGTGCTATCTGGTTTTACTGGTTGGAAATGGGACACTGATTTTTCGCCAGAGCGGCCAGAACCAAGGCCAGAGGTTGATGGAGGAAATTTTCAGAGTATTAGCAATAAGTTTCAGGGTTTTGGTTCTAGCAATTCTAGCGAAGGATCTGGTGGTGGCATGAATGCACAATAGAGATGAGTAAAGTTCGATTAGGCGATATACCCGATATGAAAGCTATTGTTGATCTTGGCATGGAGCTACTTCAGGAAAGTGATTATAGCGACGTTGCGCCAGATGTACCCAAGTTCAAACTAATGGTAGCTAACATGATGGGCCAAAAAAGCAGTAGGGTTATCGTGGTAGTCGATGATGATGATAAACCTCAAGGGTTTTTACTTGGCATTATTGATGATCTATTTTTTAGTCGTAAAAGATATGGCACAGATATCGCCTTTTATATCCGAAAAGATTATCGACATCTAGCGCCAAAAGTATTGAAAAGCTTTATTGATTGGGCAAAAAGCAAGCCCAAAGTCGTTCGAGTAACATTAGGGATTTCGAGTGGTATAGGTGATTTCGAGAGAGTTGGCGAGATGTATGGTAAATTAGGGCTACATAAAGTTGGTGGTATTTACACAATGAGTACAAAATCATGAGCGGCATAGCTAAGAGCATTGGGAAAGTATTTAAAAAGTTAGAACCACTTATCAAGCCAGCGATAATGGCGGTTGCTATTTATTACACCGCTAGCGCTGCTATGAGTGCCTTTGCTGCCCCATCAGTGGGGGCTTCTACGGCAACGGGAGCTACGACCTGGGGAGGTGCCACAGCTAACTTGCCTGGAAACTTATCGGCTGGTATGGGCGGTACTGCGTCAGCTGGTGCCACTGCATCCACAGTCGCTCAAGCGTCTACTATGCCGGGCAATCTTTCGGCTGGCATGGGTGGATCAGCTGCAGCTAACACAGGCAATGTGGTAGCCAATACGGTTGGCAATGAAGTTGTTAAGAAGACCGCAGAAACAGGCATGATGGGTTGGTTACAAGCTAATCCAATGGCTGCAATGATGGTGGGTCAAGGCGTAGCTGGAATAGCCGGTGCTGATGCCGAAAGCGATATGATGGATCGACAAGAAGCTTCTAAAAAAGATCGAGGCTTAATGGGTTTTAATTATGATGGCAGCTCTGGAGTTGTTAATCGTCAAATGAACAATCCACCACCAACCAGTAATAATTCTGCTTCTACATCACCGACTACGAATGCTCCTGTAGTCGCTGGTCAACAAGTAGCAAATAATCAAGTTCAAAATCAAAACCAAAATCGCCCTATTCCTCGGGACCAGCTCCCCGATATGAATAAACGGGGCGAATTCGCTTAAAGGTATTAGATAATGGAAATGAATGTAGAAGACTCAACCACTGATCCTAGGGGATTTGGCGGCACTAAAGATCCTGATCCAATTCTTAACGAAGATGGCGAAGAAGCTGCAAGTGAAGAAGAGCAGATGATGTATGACTTTCTGACTGTTCGGGCTCGCAAAATGATCTTTGGTTCTGGTAAAGAAAAGATCTTAACCTTACTGGGTACTGGTGAGTCTCCCGCGCAAGTGATGGGTCAGGCTGGTGCAATGATCATGAAGTCCCTAGTCGACTCTAGCAAGCAGGCTGGTCGTGATATCGATACTGGTATTGTGATTAACGCTGGTGCCGAAGTTGTTGATGATCTAAATGAACTCGGTAAAGCAAATAACATTTTTCAATACGATTCTGACAAAGACGAAGAGCAGCAAGTAACCGATGCTTTGATGTATGGCGCAAAATATTATGGTGATGGTCAAATAGCTAATGGCGAAATAACACCAGAGTTTCAAGCTCAAGCTCAAGCCGAAGTCGATCGAGGTCTTGCAGAAGAAGGTCAGCCACAGAAGACTCCTATTGCTGAAGGTGTCGGGCAAGCTATGCAGCCAAAGCCTGGTATTGTCGGTAGTCAAGTTCAATCGGGTAACGCAGCGGGTGCAATGTAATGGGCGGAATCATCAGAGGATTCTTAGGCGGTGCTGGTAATGCAATGGCACAATTCGGGCAAATGCAGTTTGCTAAAGATTTACAAACAGAACGTGACGAATCAGAATTTCTTCGCAATAAGGCGCTTAACAAAGAAAAGCGAGGTTATCAAACCGATGAGCGACTAGCCGGTGAGGAATTCACTGCTTCTGAAAGCGCTCTTGATAGAGCTTCAAGGGAAGGAATAGTTGAATCTAAAGCTAAAGCTGATAAGAAAGAAGGCGAAAAGCCAACAAATCAGATGAAGAATGTTGAATATTTAATGAAGAGAGGTGGCCTTACCTTTGAAGGCGCAATGACCGCTACTTTTAAAAATGCCACAATTGAATATACAGATAATGAGGGGAATCTTACGGCTGTCGTAGTAACTCCGGACGGGCACAAAAAGGTTTACTCATTGAAACAAAATGATGCTGGCGTAGTTGAAGTGCTACAACCTGGTGAAAAATCGACTAGAACAAGATCAACGGTAGACGAAAGAACATTAGTGGCAAAAACCATGAGCAAAGAAGATGGGTCTGATAATGATTTTATTCCAGGCAATGAATGGAATCAGAATGACCCCGAGGTTAAAAAGCGAACAGAAGAAGAGCTTGCTTCAAGTCAGAGCAATAACCGAAACCCTGTAAAAACTTCTGGTACCGAAGAAAGTAAAAATGTCGGCGGTAGACCAATGACTAAAAAACGCTTCCTTGAAATGATGACTAAGCGTTACGGTAAAGAAAAACTGTCTGAAATTGAAGAAACCTGGATGTCCATAAAGTAATGGCACTCGATTACTCATTTATAAACGATTCTGAGCCAGAGGAAGAATCTAGTCTTCTGGACTATTCATTCTTGTCTGATGAGCAAGACGACCCGCTTATGTCTGAAAGTGATAGCGATCCATCCGTGTCAGAAAAATATGTGGACCCATCGGACGCCAAGATAAAGGAATTTGAATCAGAAAATTCATTATTAGGCAACGCGTCTCGAAAAGTCGGGGAGAGATTTGCCGAGCTGGGCGGGAATCTTTACGGTGCCGCTGAAACAGTAGGTGGATTCTTAGACGATAGAATGAATGTAGGTGGATTCGCAGCTACTCCTGGCGCTCCTTTATCTGATGAAAAGCCGGGGTTTAAATACCTTGACCCTGTTGAGTGGGATAAATATCAAGAATCAGAATCTTCAATGATGCTTGAAGATCTTCAAAAAGAATTTACCGAAGTTGAATATGGTTCGGTAGAGGAAAACTACTGGGAGAAAATGAAAAGCAATCCCAATATTTTAGAGAAAGCTAAAAACCTAGCGGCATTCGGTATTGAAACAGGAATTGCATCATTACCAGATATGTTTTTCGCGGTAACTATGTTCCCTGCTTGGTGGGCATCATTTAGTGAGCAGATTGCTCAAGACAGAGCTTCTAACGATGGACGCAAAGGCGAGCCAAGTGAAAAAGATTGGGCTATTGCTGGCACGACTACCGCATTGATCGGCGCTATGGAGAAGTTTGGTTTTAACAGAATAGCCTCTGCCTTTGTGGCTGGCGGAACAGCTGGAACTAAAATACTAAAAGCGGCGGTTGGGGAAGGTGGAACTGAATTTGTACAAGAGCAGATGGAATATGGCGCTGAAATATTAGGGACTGAGGCTGGTTCAAAGATGACTGGATCTGAATACGCATTAGCGTCGACAGAAAGAGGTCTTCAAGGTTTAGTTGGCGGTGTAACTGTTGGCGGCACTTTAGGCACAGTAGGAGCGATTGTAAATAGGGGTGAACGTCAGTCAGAGCCACCAGAACAAAACGATCAAACAGAACAACCAGTAGAGCTATTCACACCCACTCATAGAGCTGGTGGTGGCCAAGACGTTCAGACAGTAACCCGTAGGGGTAACATTGTTCGTGATACCTACATCAACCAGGCTGGTAAAGTTTTCCGAGACTCGAATGCTGTTGAAGTTGTGGCGCCTGATCTTGAGATGGATGCCAATGTTCAAGCCGAAAGAATAAGAGCTGAAGTATTTGGTGATACTGACATCAACATTGATACAAGTCAGGTCGAAGAAATTGATATTCTTCCGGTTGCCTATCCTGAGTCTGAAGATGTTGTTGGTGAAGAAATCGATATTCTTCCAACCACTTACCCTGATCTTGAAGGCGTCATCAGTGAAGAAATTGATATTCTGCCAATGCCTGAAGTACAAGGTGGCAGAGGTATTGTTGGTGGTCAGATCGAAGGACCCAATGTTTTGCCAGGAACCAGCATGGAGCCAGAAGCGCTTGATGTTAAACCTGGTGGAATGGTCATGGGTGACATTAATATCGAAGATCTTCCTTTCCAAGAACTCCCCGGTACTCAATCAACGCCCGAATCAGAAGTTGAGAATGTTGAGCAGTCAGGATTAATTCGTAGCCAGATGCCAAGTGAGGCAGTAGAGCAGGACCAATCTATCCTTAACTGGGATACCACTAACAGAAGTCGCCGAACAGATGAGTGGTTCGAAGGCGGAATGGCTAACACCGATACTATTTCAGGCTTTAATGATGCAGCTGAAAACGGTGGCAATGAATTGGAATCTCATGGCATGGGCAAAGAAGCTACGCTGACTGGTGCCGTAGAGAATTTATTAAACCTGATAACCAATGGCACAGATCCTACTCGGGGTCGTAACAGTGATGGATTCTTAGACACCGCACCACTTACCTCAAGCGAGAACGCTGGAGCTGGACTAGGAACTGCTAGCGGCACATCTTACCGAACTGGTCCATTGATAATGGTTGCTAGACCTGGCGAGCGCATAGGTGGCGATATGTCCGGTGTTGGCGCTATTCTAGTAAACAATGCTCACCCAGAGGCAGTGACAAGCATACGAGACTCAATTCAAAAAATACGACCTGATATTTTGGTCGAGACATACAGCGAAGCAGGTTCAGTATCTAAGCAACTTACGTCTCAAAACGTGCCAAACGTGCCAAACGTGCCTAAACGTGATCAAACGAGCTTAAACGTGCCAACTGAGACTGCCCCAGTGACCGCTGAGGCGATTACAGCTACAAGCGAGGCAATCACTCAAGCTAGTAACAAATCAGCGACTGAAGAAGAGAATGCATTACTCTACAAGGATGGCAATAAACCCACTAAAGAAGATACCGACTCGTTAAGGTCAGTAAGGGAGGGTGACACGGTAGGAAATGCAGAAGGTCTGGCTAAATACGGTGATGATAGTTTATCGCCTTGGTTGTTGGCCGATGGTAACGTGGTCGCCACAGGGCAAGATCATTATGGTTACATAATTAAACGGTACGAAGAGCTTGGGCTTGATACCACAGGGGAGTTAGGGTACAGGGAATTTTCAATTAGGCACGGCGGCGTAAGATCCTCATTCAAAAAAGATAAAGTCACAAATAAAAATTTCGCTTCCTTGCAACTGTATCCAGGGCAAAAATTAACAGCACAACAATTTAAGATGGTAAGTGACTATGTTAATGCTTCAGAGGGTGGTGCTGATATTATATTAGGGTTGGATAGTGGTGAAAAAAGTATGTCAAACCCTGAGTACAAGCCAATATTATTGTCAGATTTAAAACTGAAGCACACTGAAGCTGGTGGTGCGATTACAGCTACAAGCGAGGCAATCACTCAAGCTAGCAACGAAGCAGCGACTAGCCCTACTAATTCATTGCCTGAGCTAGACTTTATACCAACGCATGAAACCAGTAATGGCGAGCAGGTAGTAGCGACTGAAGAAGAAAATGTATTCACCGACCGGGACGGTAACGAGGTAGAAGATAATTACGCTACGCCAATTAAAAAAGCACAGCTAAAAACAAAGACCGAGGAAACCTTTGGTCCCAAGGCTGGGCAAGAAGCTGAGCCAGTAAAAGCTCCACCAGGTACGGGCTCAGAGCGAGCCAATAAACAATCAGAGTTGAAGCCGGAAGCAGTAAAGAAAACACCTGAAGATGAAAAGCCTGTTTACGAAGACCCTATCATGGGTCCTATTGACGCTACTATAGATAAAATATCAGACGGTGGATTGAAGGTTGACGAATTACAAAGCTCTTACAAGATGCTTATTGATAACGAGCAGTCAATTAAAGAAGGTCTTAGCAAACTAACTAAACCCCAGTTAATTGCTAAATACAACGTTGGTCGATACGAACAGGATAAAAAAGCCCGAGTCGTTGATGCAGCTTATGACGACCTGAAGAATGACTTTCTTAGACCGACCGCTACCGATACCGGGTTTATAATAACGAGCTATAGTTTTAATAAAGATGAACGCCAGCAAAAAGAGCTAGATCGAATAATGGCTATCACTCAGGAAATGATAGACGGATATGCCGAAAAGGTAGCCAAAAGCAAAGTTGATTATAAAGCTAAGCTAGACGAATCATCCAAAGGAATGAAAAACCCTGAAACAATTCAGGATTACAAAAACATACTAAATAAATTGGGCGATGATGCTGGTGTAAAAACTTTTTCTGAAGCTAGAGCATTGATGCCGTTAGACCAGCGATTAAAATTTGATAATTTGGTTGCCAAAGAGTCTCGCAGCAAACGGGTGTTCACAAAAGACGAGCAGCGCACTAGGGTAAATAGTGGATCTCAAATGGTTGAGGGTGAGATTATTGAAACAACTCATACCAAAAAAGGCTATGACTTATTTGTTGTTCAGCTAGCCGAGCGGGTCGACAAAGAAGATTTCCTAACGCTTAAAAACTCTTCTAAAAAAATTGGCGGTTATTATTCATCGTACCGGGGCAATGGTGCTACACCTGGATTTACTTTTACTGAAAAAGAACAGGCTGAGGCTTTTATTAAACTGGCCGCTGGTGATACATCACAAGCAACTGAGGTAGCTCAGGATCGTGTTGACTCGTTTAAAGATGATCGTTCTCAGTCTTCTGTAGAAAGATTGCTAGATATGGCTGGTAAGTTAGATGACAGGGGCAACACGGCGCTAAACTCAGATAGGAAGACCAATACAAGCAAGAGAGCTGGTCAAGCGGCTAGCGCCATAGATAAGGCCGAGGGCGAAATAGCAATGGCCGAAACTATGAACAATATTGCAAACGGTATTGAGAATGGTGATATTCAATTCTTAGATCAGGTTCGAACTAAAACTCAGATTGATATGCTCGATACATTTGTTCATGTTGGCAAATCTTCAGAGGCAATTGCTATTCATGATGGTGATTATAAAAAGCAAGAAAATATGAGGCAGCAGCCAGCCACTAGCGAGACGGTCGAGTATATTGAATTCCCAACTTATCGAGTTTGGCGTTCAGATCTTGCCCGGCTAGGCCGAGAACTGCAGCAACTTTCAGGAACTAAACTATTAGGCAATCGCTTATTAAAAATAGCTGATGACTCCAGCAAGCAATACGAAATGTTTGCCAAAGAGAATATAAATAAAGTATCAGTTTTTTATAAAAAGGATGCAACTGACGCAGTATTTAAAACGAAAAAAGAAGCTGACATAACAATTCAAACCTCTGGTTTTGGTGGCCAAGCTATTTCATTAAAGGTTAAGAACGGCAAACACCAAGTTGTTATGAGCCCTTCTGAGGCCCAGCGGCGAGGTGTTTGGACTGGTGGCACAGATACTCGCGTATCAATTAACCAGGATTTTGCACAAGAGATTATTGCCAAAGTAAACCGCAAGCAAATCCGGGTCCCATGGCAATTAGAAAACTCAAACGATAAGCGTAAACGACTGCGCTCAATGAATATTGAAACCGCAGCAGAGTTTAGATCAGCATTGCAGGAATATGTCGGACTTCGTAAACAGCAAAATGCGCCAGATAAAATAAAGGAAATGGAGCGGTCAATGGTTGGTCGCCAAAAAGACGGACTAGATTTCTTTCCTACTCCTGCTTTTATTGCTGATGAAATGATCGAGGCCGCAGATATCCAGGAAGGCATGACAGTATTAGAACCCTCTGCAGGTATGGGTCATATCGCTGAACAAATTAGAAGCTCTGGTGTTGAGCCTGATGTTATCGAAATGTCAAACAAGCGTGTGGAGCTACTTGAAGCAAAAGGCTTTAATGTTGTTGGTCGTGATTTCATGGAGTTCAATAGCGAAGACGGAAAGCTTTACGATCGAATAATAATGAATCCTCCTTTCTCGGATCGACGCGACTCCGAGCACATTAAACATGCTTATGATTTGTTAAAGCCTGGTGGTCGATTGGTGTCGATTGCTGGTGAAGGCGTTTTCTTTGGTAATGATAAAAAAGCCAAAGCCTTTCGTGATTGGGTTGATAGTGTTGGTGGTACCGATGAAAAGCTAGACGAAGGCACTTTTAACGATCCGAGCTTGCCAGTTAGCACCGGTGTAAATACTCGAATGCTGGTAATTGACAAAGGCGAGACAATGTTTCGTATGGAGGATGCCGATCCATACCTATCGATGCGCGGGAAAGATATCAGCTATGAAGTTGAAGTTGAGGAAACTGGAGAAATCTATACAGTGACCTCGGACGCTGCCGAAACAATGACTGATATTGATAATCGTATAAGCGTTTTAGAGAAGCTTCGGGATTGTATCTAATGAGAAAAGTTAAAAGCATATCTGACCTGAATAACCTGGCTTTAAAATCAGGTTCTAAAATATCGAATAAAAGCGGCAAGGTATTTAACTCAAGTAAAAAGAAAGTCCAGATGAGGCCAATACCTGAACCAGCGCCTATGCCCGAACCGGTACCCGCACCAATAAAAAAGGAACCAATGCCCTTACCTGCTGCGCCAGATCTTAATAGTAAAGCCATTATGTCTCTATCAAAAAGCGTGAGTGAATCTTCGAGAGCGAACGTAATGATGCTTGATGAGCTAAAATCGGCTATTATCAGCGCACAAACACAAGCGCCAGGACCGGTATTAAACTGGGAATTCACCCATGTTAGAGATGATAAGGGCTATTTAGTAAAGACGATAGCTAATGCCACTGTAGTTAAACCGACTTTAAATTGAATTGGAGATTAATATGAGTTATGCACTTTCGGAATCATCAAAGAAAAATCGCGCTGGTGTTGATGAGCCTTTGATTATAGTTAGTAACCGAGCTATTGAAATAACCTTGATAGATTTTGGTCATGGTCGAGACTCAGGGTTGCGACTTGCTTCGCGTCAAAACGAATTATTCCGAGATGAAAAGTCACAGTGCGATGGTTATATCAAAAAAAGCTATCATCAGACGGGTAAAGCACTTGATTTTTACGCCTTTATTGACGGTAAAGCATCATGGGAACGGGATCATTTAGCAATGGTTGCTTGTGCATTCTTACAGGCAGCAAGCGAGGAAGGTATCAAGATCACATGGGGCGGCCTTTGGAAATCAAAATCGCATCAATTTTATGGGTGGGATATGCCGCATATTCAATTAGACGAGGATTAATATGAAACTATGGGAGGTCTACTAATGAACTGGTTTGGAAAAATATTTTCTAAGGGTGCTGCTACTGTTGTTGATTCTGTAGCTAGTGGTCTTGATTCATTATTTACAAGTGATGAAGAAAGAGCAATTGCTAAGAATCTTATGCAAGCTGAAATGAATAAGTTTAAGACGCAGGTAATGGACGCTCAGTCTAAATATGATGCTGAGATAACTGCCAGGTGGAAGTCCGACAATGAGCATGGCGTTACTAGGTTAGTCAGGCCAATAGCTTATGCGGCGGTTTTATTTGCCTTCTTTCTGATTACTTTTGCTGACGGGAATATGGGAGGCTTCGTTATCAATCCAGTTTATATACCAGTTTATGAAGCCTTGTTAGTTACAATGACAATTGCTTACTTTGGTAGCCGTGGTATAGAGAAGGTAACAAAGACACTAGGTAAGAATAAGTCGTGAGTGAGGAATCAATGTCAGAAGTAGCAAGTCTAGTAAGTTATATCGCGTCGTTGTTTGCCTTGCTGGCTAGTTTAACGCTACCCGAATGGGTGGCTGTACTTTCAGTAATAGTAGCAATCATAGGTAGAGGTATCACTTGGTATTATAAGCACAAGACATTGCAGTTTTTAAAAAAAGATAGAGGGTTGTAGCAATGCTTGAGTACATAAATCAAATGATAGCTTCAGGAGGCGTATGGCTAGTTCCAGCTTTGCTAGCTTCCCTGATTATAGTCCAGTTCCTTAAAGACATTCTCAAGACGATACTACCTCCTAAGCATAAATTCCTACGCCAGAAATTTACTCAGATTATGGCATTCGGCATTGGCTATAGCATTGGCCTTTACCTACTAGACTCACCAGACGCTGAGAAGTGGGCAGTGCTGACCGGTATTTGTAACCCTGCTTTGTACATCTGCCTAAAGTCTTATGCACGAAGTAAAAAGATTACTTGGCTAGAGTCTGTGTTGAAGATGAGACCACCAGTTACCGATGCTGAGGGCAAAGTAGGCTTTAATCCTGACGCAACTCTGATGACACCTCGAAAGCCTGAAGACGCGGAGCTTAGGGCTAAGTTAGAAGCTGTTGCTAAAGAACATAACAGGAAGAAATAGTAATGACAAACCCCAGAGTAACTTGTATAAAAACTACTGTATTGCAATTAGCAAAATTCTGGTGGGATATCAAACACACTGAACGCAGGGCAAGCCCCAGAAAGGATAAAGATTAGATAATGCCTAGAATAACAGCATCTAAAGGATCTGATACAGGTGGAAATACAGAAGTCCAAATAATCCCTTCCTCTGTCCCTCATCAAGCGGACGATTTTATTTGTGTTTTTGGTGTTATAAACACAACAGGACATACATTAAGCGCAGCAGGTTGGAATCGACAAGAGTTTGTACCGACTACTTTTGCCCCTGGCGCCCTTTGTAGTTGCGCTCTTTTTACTAAACGAGCAGCATCATCTTCAGAGAGTATGCCTACAATTGTGACCGATGGCACAGCTAACGAAATGGCGGCACTGGTAGTTATTGTGCGCGGTGTTCCTGGTGCTGGTGCTGAAATTGTAGACTCCATTTCTGGTGAAGAAACGACTAATAGCACAGACTTTTTAACCCCTTCAATGGACACAACAGGAAGTGACAGTGCGTTAGTCATCCATTTTATTGCGTCTGAAAACGACACTTCAATGGTACAATTCTCGCCTCCAATTTCACAAAAAGATTTACACGTTGATGGTGATGTGCTGGCATTGACTTGTGCTTCATTTACGCAAGTCACAGCTTCATCAACTACTCCAAGTCATACTGCTTATTGCGGTGCTTCGCAGACACAAATAACATTCTGCTCTATTGCAATTGCAGACTCAGGCACTACTGCGGAACCTTGCGTTGACCCTAGTACAACAATTTTTGAGCTTGTACATCCCATGTGTTCAAAATCTTCATCTTCTTTTTTGACATCAGGTGTATCAAATCCAATTTCGAAATTTGGTTCTGATACTATTGACGGTTTAACACCGAATTATGAAGAAATAGAAATAAGAGCCAGCATAGGCAACGGCAAGGCTTTACAAACGTCATCACTAGGTTTAGTGATGTCTTCCTCTAGTGATAGAGGGAGATTTTATGTCAGTGAGACAGGTTTAACAACTGCCGTAAACTTAACAAATACTATACTAAACATGACTTGTGCTTCTTTATCCGGCCCGACTTACGGTGTGACTTACGATGTGAGTGGGATGTTTATTGGGCTATCTGACGGAACTAACTTAGCGATATGGAAGATAGCTGCTTCAGATACAGTAGTTTCGCCAAGTGGTGGCCCTTTTCATGTTGCGATAGACACGAGCACAACATCTTACTATGAAAAAGGTACAATTGATTTTACTGCAATAAACGGAATCATATTGGGTGCTACTGCGGCGCTAAATACGCACACTTTTGAATGTGGGCCTATTTTTAAAGTAAAAACCGACTCTAACGCTTGCATCCCGATTATAGGTGGTTCGGCACTAAGACCTGCTAACTTCGGTGTTTTAATACCTGTCTCAGATACTGGAGCTTGTGGATTTGCACAAAATCAAAGAGGCTATGTGTCTGGCCAATATTTAACAGCGGGATCAATCTTGATTGGTAATGGCACTGATAAAACTATTTTTAAAGCAACCAACCAAAGTCTTTCTTTTACAAAAGCTTACGATGAATCAGCATTATTTGTAGTACATAATATACCCGAAGGAAAGAACCAGCTAAGGTTAAAAGCAAGCGCTTTTTGTGATTTTGATATGGGAGGAATAGTAGTTGATTTTAACAATAGGCATAAATTTATTGTTGACCCAGATACTAACGTTAGCGCTGCTTACAATTTTGGTAATTTTGTTTGCTTAAATTCTAAAGTAACTTTGCAAGGCATCGGCTCAGAAATATACGCTGGAGCTAGTTTTTCTGGGTGCGATGAAATTATTTTAAATGGTTTTGTTTCTGGTAATTCTCTAGGCGCATTAACAATATCAACTTGCATTGAAGCGCAAGCTGTAACTGTTACGACAGAGGACGAATTTAACGCTCTACATAATGTCACGTTTACTAAAAACTCTGCGCTTTCAATAAGAATCACGGGTAATCATGGGGGAGAGTCATGGACTGCTACAGGGATGAAAACTTCCGGTGGCGAGGACAGCTATGACATACAGTATACAGGTACAGGCACACTTGAAATTGTAGTTGATTTTGGTTCAGGTTTTACTCAGCCACGATCACAGGCTACAGCAGGCACACTAACAATATCTGCACCTTCTAACACCTTTTCAATCAACGCTGACCTGAGCGCTTTGATACGGCGCTTTGTGGGTGCAGGTGATAGCCAAGATGTAGTAGATAGTGCTACTGCGACGACTTTAGAATATGACTACACCAACACTGACGTTATTGACATTGAGGTTTTGAAGCAAGGTTATGTTCTAGTCAACCGCCAAAATGTTACGCCTGTTAATGGCCCTTTTGACATTGAGCTTGATCTTGACGAGGCATATAATTCTGGTCATGCATTAAACATCGATAGTGAATACAGTTATAACCGAGGCACAAAAGTTTTAACATTCAACTCCGACCAACAGGCTCGAAATGTTTACTCGTCAAAATCAGATGAATTTAGGTTAGATAGCGCTTACTTTAATACTAAGCTATTGATGACAGCCATAGGCCCGACTCGATTTGACTTAACCGCAGGCATGACGGTTGATGATATGCAATATTGGAAAGGCGCTGGGTCTCAAGTCTACAATGCCGCCGATGCGGTCAACCCAACTGAAAAATGGTGCTTTGTAAAATCAGGCGGTGATATTACAGGCTCGACCACACATTTTCGGCAAATAGATTCAGGTGCGTCAACTGCTTTGACATTGACTAATAATGTCGTTGACGAGGCTTTTCAGTATTATCGAGATGACAATCACGATGGAGATGCTTCTGATACCGACGAGTATAATTATAATGACTACATGCTTATCAAATCATTTTTGGCTGGTAGCAAACAATCAAGAGTTGATGTTTTAGTCAGTCAGGGCATATCTGAAATAGAATCTTATGCTTACGCAGTTAGTCTAGCCAATGCGCCACATAGCTATTCTGGAACAGACCCAGGCATCAGTGCCCAAATAACCATGGTGGCTGGTGATACCTATGGCGGTAAAGCCTTTGCTTACGAAATAATCGACGGTGGGACTAACTCCGGTTCTGACATAGCAGATCAGCTTAATTATGATGCTGCTAATGATCCAAATGCTTTGATACCTGGCGGCACTCTTTTACGTTATTTTGAAATGCCTGATATGGTTATTTACAATGCTACAGGCCAAGAAACTGAGCGCGGATATAGAGAAGGCTCGACACCTGCTCTGGTTGGTTTTTATGTCAGCCGTTCAAGCGTAGATCACCCTGATTTCACAACATTTCAGGCTGATGATGGCACATACTACACGCCAATAGTAACCTCGAATATAACTGTCACAGGTTTAGTTGATGCAGGCGCACAGGCTAACGATCGACTACAGATACTTAACGTGACATCCCTAACAGCTTCAGCATGGCAAGCAAGCAATACTTATGCAACTGGGTCGATGGTATTGCGAACGTCTGGTATTGGGACTGAGGGAGTCGCTGGCCTATACATGAGGGCCACAACGGGCGGAACGTCGAATAATACAGAGCCTACATGGGATACAACTGTTGGAAATACATCGGCTGATACCAATGGCACTGGCGCGGGTAATGTTGTTTGGACTACCTACGGAGTATTATTCTTTGACAGTGATCCAGCAGGCACTGGTTATTCCGCTTCGTATATTAATGGAGAAGAGTTTGCAACAGGTGACGCTTACGAAATAAAGTTTGCTGAGATGGATGAAGGCACTACTTTCAATATAGGTCGAGCAATCGGTACGGCGCTTTCTTCTGGTATTTCTGCAACTGTTGAAATGATATTAGACGATGTTTATGTAGATAAAGGATTAGATGGATCAGACTATGATTCTGTATTCTCTCCAAATTATTCCTTAAACTATATTGTTCTTGACACTAATACTGACTATCTAGCAGCAAGTATTCACCCATATTTTTCATATTTATTAACTACATCAGAAGGAATGTATAAATTTTGGGGCGCAATTACAGGGGTGGACGCTGGCAACACTAAAACTAATGCTTCAATACTGACAGTTAAATTGGATGAGACAAATGGCTTTGTTAAGAACACAGATAACCATAGATTTTATAGTGATAATGGTGAGCGCCCCGCAATTGATCCAACAACTGGCGGCAATGGACTTGAGGTAAATTGGCGAAATCCCGTTTATGTAACAGAAGTTAATACTGGCACAGCAGTCAACCAAGCGACTGTTCAATCGGCGTTAACCGCTCAAGGCTATACACCGACCAGGGCGGCAGAGATTGATATGCTGAGCGGTATCGAAAATGGCATGGATCACCAAGAAGTAATGCGTTTACTTCTAGCGGCAGCGGCAGGCAAGCTTTCTGGCGCCGAAGGAACGTCTGTGGCTATACGTGATCAAGCCGACAGTAAAAACAGAATTGTTGCCACGGTTGACGAAAACGGTAATCGGACCGCAGTAACTGTTGATGCAACCTAATGTTTGCCAATCGATACTTTGCACCTAGGTATTTTGCACCTAGGTATTTCCCCCCGGTTAGTGCTTCGGTTGTAGTTGCCCCACCAGTCACCCCTACCACTTCAAGTAGTAGGGGATCAGGTCCAACTAACGGTATTCAAAGTATTGGGTATCATAAACACCACGAAGCCGATTTACTCCAAACTCGCCAAAATAGGATTTTAAGGGAAGACGAGGATATAATGGCTTTTATAATCTCATTCGTAACTAAAGGCCCAGAATAAAATGCCTATCAGAAAATGTATTCAGTCAGCCATTAACCTTAGTGACTCTGATATCGAATCGGTAATGTCCGGGTACGAATCATACGTGAAAGGAATGGACTCTGACGCCGCGGCTTTACTGGCCATTGATGATGTTATTGTTTCCGCTCAGTCGGAAAGGTCAGAATTATTAGCGCTTATTAACGAGCAGTATCCAGAGGCCCAAGTTACTGAAGCGCCAGCACAGCCTATGGAAGCTGATGCCGAGCCTTCTCTTAATCCTGAAGAATTATTGGCTCGCCAAGATGAAGTCGATGAAGTTCCTTACGAATCCACAATAGTTAAACCTCAAGCAATCATTCGCGCCAATGAGCGAGTAGAGACAGATCAGCCTGTTCAACCGGGTGATTTTGTCCAGCATTCACCTCAGCCAAAAGCTAAAGCCAAGAATTCTATTGGTATTGAGTCATTGGATAAACTGGTGGCCGAGGTAAGGAAAGATAATCCGGGCTCGGATAGCGCCAATTTTTACATCTTCGCAACTCAAGATGAAGCCTTTGGACCAGGCTCGATTGAAAAGAATGGCATTATTAAGGGCGGGTTCAACTCTGGCACTAATGACATAATCATGATAGCTGAACACATTCGCAATTTACCTGATGCAATGATGACAATCCGTCATGAAATGATTGGCCACTTTGGATTTAGATCTCTTTTAAACAAAGACGGTGCGTTTGATAAGCTCCTTGGAAGGATTTACAAGGCTAGGACTGGCGAAATGAAAGAGCAATACGATTGGGTGGCTAAACATTACCCCTCTCTAATCGCAAATAACGAAGCCAGAACGATAGCCGATGAAATGCTGGCTCGATCAGCTGAGACTGAAACCAAGTCGAATTTTGTTAAATACATCTATGACCAGATTATTAAGCTACTGAATCAATTTAAACTGACTCGGGGCGCAGTTACTCAAAGTGAGATTAATTCACTCGTTAGATCGAGCGCCACTAACCTAAGAAAGCCAGTAAGAAAAAGTCGAGAGCCATTCCAAACTAACGACGGCCAGACATTAATGAGTCGTGAAGAACAGTCTGAATATGATAGGGCTGTTGCTAAAGGTTTGGATATGTCGAAGAAGGCTCGATTGAAGCGAGCTGTTAAGCAAGGATTTGATATTGTTACTGTTTATTATCATGGTACTAGGGCAGAGTTTTCAGAGTTTTCAGAATTGTTTTTTGGGTCAAATACTTCGGCTATAGCTACAGAAGGTTTCTTTTTGACACCAAGCAAGGAAGAAGCAAGCGGATACGCAGAAGGAGCAGCTCCGGGCGGAAGAGTAATCCCGGTATTGCTAAGATTTAACAACCCTTTAGATGTCCCTTATTCAAAGCATGGAATTAAAGACATTATAGATGGCGATGAAGATGTAGCAAATTACATTAGCAAATCGAAATCTTTGGTGTCTAAGTTACTGGGTAGAGATGGTTTAATCTTGAGAGACGTTGGTGGCGTTAAAGGTAACGACCTTGTGGTTTCTTTTAACCCGTCAAATATCCGCTCAGTAAACGCAGCATTCGATCCTGACTTCAAAGACAGTGGTAACCTGCTTGCCAGCCGTGGCGAACAATCAATAAAGGATTTTGAATCTTCATTAAAAGCAGATCTTGGATTAAAAACTCTTAGTATTTTCGAATCTAAAGAAAGTTTAGTTCTTAATACAATCATTGTGCCCAAAAGCGATAGAAAAAAAGGAATTGGCACTCGGGCGATGGAAATGATAACCGAGTACGCTGACAGTCGCGGCATGATGATAACTTTATCACCTGCTATAAAAGATGATTTCCAAGGAGTTACCTCGCGAGCCAGGTTAGTTAAATTCTATAAACAATTCGGTTTTATTGAGAACAAAGGTAGAAACAAAGATTTTTCTATTAGCAATTCAATGTATCGAGAGCCAAAAGAAATTTTATCCAGTAATAATGAAAGCCAAGGTCAAACTCTTTTCCGTGTTGATGATTCCATTGATGATTTACCCGTAGGCCCTAACCTGGGAATGCCTGAAGAAAAACTCAAAGAAAAGTTTGTTCGAGTGGCTCAGGACTCGTTTAACCGGGTCAAAAAGATGCAAAGCACACTCAAGGAGCAAGGTGGCAACGTCAGCTTTGATGGTGACGTGTATGGTGCAGAGGAACGGTCTAGCGCAAAGATTAGTAACCGACTTGATAAAATTGATAAAGACTTTATGAATCCATTGCTTAAATTTATGGATAAAAATGAAATAACACTTGAAGAGCAAGATGAATTTTTAATTGCCATGCATGCTACTGAGAGGAATGAATACATTGCTAGCATAAATGATGCAATGCCTGACGGTGGCTCTGGTATGACAAACCAGGAAGCAGAAGAAATATTGAACGGGTATAGCCCAGAAAGGCGCGCAGTTTTAGAAGAGGCCGCTTCTTTTGTTTACGCAATTAATAGGCAGCATCTATCCGACCTGGTTGATGGTGGCCATCTAACTCAAGAAGTTGCCGATGGTTACAGCGATCGATGGGATTTCTACGTCCCACTTAAGGGTAAAGAAGGCCAAGAAAGTCGGCCTAGCACTGGGGTTGGCTTTGGTATCACTGGCTCCGGTATTATACCTGCGATGGGTCGTGGCGCTGATAATAGAGCTGAAAGCCCAACAGCTCATTCATTTGCCCAGGCTCAAAGCGCAGTTGTTAGAACTGAAAAAACTAAAGTTGGCCAAGCACTTATTCAATTAATTCGAGATAACCCAGATCCTAATTTTTGGACTATTAGCCAGAGAAATTATAATAAATTTGTGGATATGTTTGGCGAGCCATTCGAGGGTTATGACGAAGCGCCGGCAGGACTGATTGAAAACCTTGATTACAAACCGGTAATGAATTCTGAAGGCAAAGTTGTATTTAAGTTAAACCCAGGCTATAAAAATCGTGATGATGTTTTTCCAGTAATGGTCGAAGGCCAAGAGCTGCTGGTTCAGATAGAAGATAAAGTGTTGATGGAACAGCTTAAACGGATGAATATTACACAGCTCAATATTTTTGTTAGAGGGTTTGGTACCGTCAACAGATATCTAGCTATGATCAATACAGCCCTTAATCCTGAGTTTGTTATTACTAACTTTGAGCGAGACTTTCAAACTGCCATGGTTAATCTAGGCGGCGAACATTCAGCGGCTATTGCAGCCAGAGTGGCAAAGTCTATACCGAGTGCTATTCGTGGCATCGCCCAATCAACTTTTGATATGGAAGGCCAGTCTGAATGGCGAGCACTCTACGAAGAAATGAGAGAGGAAGGCGGTACGATAGGATTTTTCGGTCTTGAAGATATCGACACTCAGGTTAAAAAAATTCAGAACAGGCTAGTTAATCGCCATGGGGTCCTTGGTCGATCAAAACGAGGCATTGCATCCGTTCGTGATTTTATTCTTGATGCTAACTTATCAGTGGAGAACGCAGCTAGGTTAGCTTCCTACAAAGTAATTAAAGATGAATCGATAGCTAACGGATTAAGCGAAAAAGAAGCGAAAGGAAGAGCGGCCTCTGTTGCCAAAAACCTTACCGTTAACTTTAATCGAAAAGGCGAATGGGCACCCGTTTTGAATAGCACCTACCTATTTTATAGTGCATCAATTCAAGGATCAGCTAGAATTTTTACCGCTCTTGAAAACCCGAGAGTAAGAAGAATTGTTGGTGGTATTGTGGCTATGTCTTTTGCGCTTGCTATGTACAACCGGTCGGCTGGTGGCGATGACGATGACGGAATTCCGCATTGGGATAAAATAGGAGACTACGAAAAGCAAACCAATCTTATTTTTATGAACTCGGACGGATCTGGAAGACGAACCACTATTCGATTGCCCTATGGATACAATGTTTTTTCTTACGCAGGATCAGCTATGCATGACTTAATGTATAACCCTAGGAGAAGCGTCGCCCAAACAACTAGTAATATTTTAAGTGCTACACTCAATGCTTTCAATCCTATACAGGGAGCTGACTTAGCCGACACAATAACACCAACATTTCTCAAGCCCTATATGCAAGATGTAAGAAATATAGATTATAAGGGTAGTCCGCTTAAACCCGAGAATCCATTTGATAATTATGACCGCCCTGAGTCTCAGAAATCATTCAAGTCAACTAATCCAACATTGGTGGATATGATGGAAGCAATCAACGCTGAAACTGGAGGCGATCAAACACACTCAGGACTAATTGATATTTCGCCAGAGATAGTAAATCACTATATTTCTTGGTTGACTGGTGGCGCAGGCATGACCGCAACCAGAGCATTAAGCACAGCTACCAATCTTGTCACTGGTGAACCAATTGATACTCGAAATATTCCTTTTGTTCGTAGTTTTGTCAAAGAGCCTGGATCATTCTTCGATACCGAAAGATTCTACACTGCAATAAAGGAGGTAAATGCGGTCGAAGCTCAACTCAAAATACTGAAAGGCACTGATGAATATAACGACTACAAGTCAAGAAATATGGAAGTTCACGACTTGGCCTTGCACGTTAATCGATATAAAAACAAAATATCCAAACTTCGCGACGAACAAGATAAGGCTTACGCCGATGAAGATACTGTATTGGCAGATGAAAAACGAGAAGAGATGCGACAAGAAATGATGGAGTTCTCTTTAAAATACGACGAAGCTATTATGGCTCAGGAGTAATCATGCCAAAACTTATCGATGATACATTTAGCCAGGAATGGTTAATCGTAAAAGAATACTGCGAAGATCAAATTGAAGAGCTTCGGGCGTATAATGATGATGATCATAGCGATATTGAAACAGCTAATATCCGTGGTCAGATAAAATTTGCGAAGAATATTCTTTCATTGAGTGATGACCCGCAACAATCTATGATTGATGATCAAGACATACCTGATGAAACCTACATATCCTAAAAGAGAATATATATGAACATATCAAATAGAGTTATCTATACCCCAATGGGCTACGAGCAAGTCACAGGAATGGACTCGTCTACGGGCTTGACGGTCCCTAAAGGCGCTAGATACGCTTTACTATCGGCTGAAGCCCAGGGGATACGCTGGAGCGATGCAAGTGTTCCTACCACGGCACTCGGTATAGTGATGGCTGTTGCTGATCAGCCTTTTTGGTATGCTGGTAGCCTTAACTCGCTACGGTTCTTTGAAGATACTTCAGGCGCTATTCTTAATGTTCTTTATTACAGTTAATCATAAAAACCCGGACCATTGCAGTCCGGGCTATTTCTAACTTAATCGCCTTCCTTCCATAATGTGCAACTAGTAATGTGTTCAGTGTCTCCACGACTAAGCCACTCATCCTTCCCATTTACAAAAACATAAGGGATACCATGCTTATTAACATGCGAAAATATTCGCCTAAACCCGAGGTTAGTCACAACCCTGTCGCCTTTCTTAAAGTCCTCGTAAGGCCCTGGAGGGAATGCCACATTAACCAGAATGCTTGACTGCTTAATGCTATATCCAGCATCTAAAAATCTGCTTCTAAGTTCGATTTCGTTTATTTTCTCTTCGTTTCTCATACTAAACTCCCATTTAGTTCAGGCATTTTACAGCCTCGTTTACTATTACATTTCTCGCAAGCCAACGTAAGGTTGTTGGCGTTATCTAATCCACCTAAGCCCAAAGGTATGATATGTTCTAAAGTGCTGTCATCGAGCGTCAGGGGCTTCTGACACCAATGGCATTTATTCACGCCTTTTTTAATCAAACGACTTCTCTTTATTCGACTATTGCCCGATCGCTTACTGACCCTTCCATTTAAGGTTGGAACCTGGTAAGTCATTTCAATAGCTTGTTCTGGAGTGACATTCTTTCTTGATCCAGTAGTGCCCGAGATGTATGCGGTTCGACACTTGCTGTTAGGGTAGTAATTAACGAGCAACTTCCCTTTGAGTTGAATATGTCCATTGCCTTTGTCGATAAAATCAACACCATTCTTTTCAGATAATTCCTTAATATCCATAATTAATTACTCTGTAACTTTTGGTTGGCTGTAGTTTATTGAGCTCAATGTGATCCATGCTTTAGCTGCTGTCTGAGGTACTACTGCGTTTCCCAAGAGCCTAATTCTGTCCACCCTGTCGGGACACCCATCAACCACTCTACCCACGTCGGGTTCAGGTGGCCACTGCATTGTTGCCTCCCACCTGCACTGTTCACTATTACTGTGGTCAAGCTCTCTTGGGCACCCTTCTTCGTCGGGTCGCTCCTGTCCTGATATCCTAGTCTTGCTTCGTGGGCTGAGGGAGTCGGCCAGTTCAGTGCCGCAGTCTGTAGATTCACTCCACCCTTCTGTTTCGGCCCCTTCCCAGCTCCCGTGTGAGCGCTGGCGGTCGGAGCCGGCCATAGTCTCCCCGTGATAGGGTCTATCATCCCTTCTGCTAGAGCCACCTGAGTTGATAAGTGCGTTGACTTCTCCACTGGTCGACCCGACGTTTTCGCTGACATCCCTGGCATGTTCGCTTTTGGAGTCGCCCACGTCTGAACTATCGCTACTTGCTGATTCAGACCGTACTGGCAGTTCCTCCCCGTCACCTTGTCGTACAACCTCTCGCCTAGCTTCGGCGGCTGGCCATCCTTCGCCTGAAGTCGGTCTATCGTTATGCCTGATTCCCCTACAGCTGGAGTTCGCCAAGATATAGACTCGCTTTCTTTGGTGAGGTGCGCCGACTTCACGCGCACTGAATATTCCCCACGTTTGCGAGTAACCAAGCCCTTCCAAATCGGACAGGACTTCTCTAAGCCCCAAGCTGATGTGGCCTTCGACGTTTTCAAAGAAGCACCGAAGAGGTCGTATTGATCGGATGTGCTCTCTAATGTACGGCCAGAGGTGTCGGGGGTCGTTGTCTCCGAGTCTTTTTCCTGCGGCAGAGAAGGGTTGGCAGGGATAACCGCCAGTAATAAGGCTAACCTTGTCTCGAAAGAGGTGTGCAGGGAAGGTTTTAAGATTCGTGTAAATAGGTGCGGGAGGTAGCTGCCCTCTTTCCATCTTGTTGACCAAGTTCGCAATGGCGAAGGCTTCGATCTCCACATAACAGACGACTCTATGTTCAAACCCGGCAAGGTCAAGTCCTCTTTCGATTCCACCATATCCTGAGCAAAAGCTGATGACAGTTGGTAGTTCTTTGGTAATATCCACATTATTTGTTCCTCTATTCATTGATTAAACCATCTACCATTGATTTGAAAATATGTTTTATAACCTCCATCGTCCACCCGTTACCGCACATTTTATAGAGTTGCGAGTTGCTAATACCCGCGCTTAATAGCGTGTCTATGTGGTGCTCTGGTACTGTTTGAAGCCTAAAGCATTCGCGCGGTGTTAGTTTTCGATACTTGGCGCCATCATTAGCTAACCATCTTGATTGATGCCCGTCAGATAATAAGCAGTTAGCTTTATCGTCTTTTCTAACTTCGAAACCACGCCCCCTTTCAGATGCAGATTTAAACATTAAGTGATTATTATGCTCCCATGAATTAGCACTCAAGCAAGGTGTTTTACCATCAATCGCCCTTTCCCCCCCTAGGTTATTACCTCGAGGTTTTTGCATAATAAGGAAACTCCCGTTCCAGCTAGCATATTGCCTAGCAGTCATGCAGATGGCTTTATTTGTTGAGCCATCATTGCATATTGCTGAATATTTCTTTTTGATTTGAAATTCTTGCTTTTCTAACCACCACTTGTGCCAGCCATCAGAATTTACATCGCGGCATAATGGCTCGATAATATCCCTAAGTAAAATTCCTTTATCTTCTGGCTGTCCAACTTCAAAGCTAGCCCAGTAATATCTATTACGATTCTGAGCAGATACTAGCGCGCTATTGATTAAAATCTTGTTCACCTTCCCTAGCGCGTTTTCAGTGTGAGTTGTAATATATTGCTCAAACTCCTTCTTCATTTTGACGTTTTCAATCAAAAAATCAGCGTTCGGGTTGTGATGTTTAACGTGCTTCATAATATCTAGCATCACCCAGAACAGCATACCTCGCTCGTCTTTGTCGCCTAACTGCTTACCGGCCATAGACCACGCTTGACAGGGAAACCCGCCAGTAACTAAATCGATGTTAGCCCAATCTATATCCCAATTTTCCCAATCCGTAATATCACCTAATTGGATGGTGCCAGGGAATAGAGCCTGCGTTGCCTGATTTGCGTATTTATCAATTTCGGCGCTGTAATACTTTTGAACTTTTACATCTAAAGCTTCTAGTGCCATTTTTCCGAATGACATTCCGTTAAAAAGTGATAGTACGTTCATTACATATTCTCGATTGTACAATGAGCAACAAACGCAATAACGGCGATTATCTCTATGGCAAATACAACTAACTTTGTTCTTAATGCGCGAATAAAAATCTGCTTAGACAGTTCGTCGTTATTCATTAGTCCCACCATTCGTCTAGTTTCTTTTCTTCCATAAGGTCCTCATAAGCTTCCAGGGCTTTCTTATGGTTTTGAGCGGCCTCGCTATTATCAGTCCTTGTGCTAGTGCCTCTAGGGTTCGGGTTAATGACGAACTTCACTTCAAGGTATTTGGGTTGATATGGTTCGTTGCTCACAATTCTCTCCTTAATTACAGCTGATTTTGATAGTCCAGATCAGGGGAACTGGCTTTAGTTATGGGATTATATTTCGTTAAACTCAGAATCAATAGCTACCAGCTTTAACTTTAAATTATCCATTGCTGAACACCTAAATTCATCAAAAACGCCATCTGATACATTCGTTTCTAATTCAGTGGCGTGATTTCTATTCCACCCTTGGAGGTAACCAAGTTTGTTTTTACTGGTTAGGTCTTCTTCCCATATTTTCAGCTCTCGAACTATCGCTCTGCGAAGAGCGATTAGTTTATTAGCTTTTTCAAGTTGGTCTTCTTTCACTTTAATAACCTCCAAAATTAGTTAATCAGCGAGACTAATTACTTTTCCGTCCTTCACCATTCGATCATGGATCTCCTGGCGATTAACAGGCACATCTTTAGGCGCCTCAATACCGATTCGAACCTGCTTGCCGGTAACAGCAAGAACCGTGATGGTGACATTTTCACCAATAACGATCGATTCGCTTACATTTCTGCTTAAAATAAGCATACATTTTTCTCCATTTTTTAATTAATAAACTAGATTAAGCCTGGTCTTGAATGCCGTAGTACAATTTCTGACAGCCAATAGTATCGCCCATAGCGCTATGAGCATCCACCAGTTCTTCACCAGTGAAGTGCTTCAGTGCTTCGGGTAAGGTATGACCACTCTTGCCGCCCATGATCTTCTTAGAGTTCATTAGGGTGCAGTAATAGAGGTCTCGGGCCTTCCATTCATCATCTTCGATTAAATCTCGCATATAGCGCAACAAGGCTATTCGGATAATTCGATTATCGAAAGTGGTATTGTGCGCCACTCGAAGGCCGCATTGCTGATACAGATCAATAAACATTTGAAGCGCATCTATTTCAGCAAAACCTTCGTCCATTGCTTGCTCATTGGTAATGCCGTGAACATCGATAGTCTCTTGGGGGATAGTCCATCCATCGGGTCGAACAATGACGTTCAACTCACCGATAGTTTCGCGATTTTCATCACTCAAAATAACTGCCAGCTGGACAATATGCGGCTGGGTTTTAAAGTGAGACGGTTTTTTCCAGTCTGGTATTCCCGTTGTCTCGGTGTCGAAAAATAAAATATTCGTGCTGTCTTCGTTCATGATCCTTCCTTCTGGTTGGTTAAAAAATACTCGGGTAATGTGTTTAGTAGTGGAGGCAGGATTCGAACCTGCACGACAGGAGTTTAAATACTAGTTTAGAGAGACTTCTCGGTCTGTTTACTCAGAGGTGAATATGTAATTTTACTTTTACGGTTACACCTAATACCAACCTGTCTATAAGAGCATCACTTTAGCGTCTGCCACTTCCGCCACTCCACTACTAAAAACACTTGGTCGACCAATACGGCCGACCAGGTGATTATCTAACTTTAATCCCCAATAACGCCTTCTGACATAACTTTATAAGTAACCGGGTCCATACTTGTTATCGAGCTCTCAAAGCCACCCGCAACTGGCCGAAGGTTGCAAGCTTCTGCAGCAAGGTGAAAAGCGTATCGAGCAACATCGGCATTAGTTGGACGAATACCTGGTGCCACCCTTAGAAGGAACTGCTTAACTTCTGTAAAGTTATCTAAAACTTCATCAGTAAGCGATATTGAAACGCCGGGCACTGGCTTGGCTTTCGTGGTGGTTTTGGTTTCAGTATTTTTAGGCATAATATTTTACTCTTAGTTTTTTACATCGTTAGTGAGAAGGTCATCGTGACCATGGTTATTGAGAATAGCCACCAGATCATTAATGCCAGAGTCTGATACTTTATTGTCAAAGCACCAAATTCTGAGCTGAGTCGCTAATCTTGGAGCGTCCCTTACGGCTACCGGAGCCTCAGTATCCATTAATTGATCCATTAAATCGGATGGCCCCGAAAAGTCATCAACATTAAAAGTAGCTGAATGTTTACCGACAAAGGCTACTTGGGTTGTTTGCTCCAATACCAGATTAACCTCTTCCGGTTTAACTTCCTCGGCTACAAATTCCTTGGTGGCAGTGATATCGCGATAAGCCTGTTCCAGACTCTTTAGAGCTTCATCAAGCGTGGTTTTCGCCAAAGCAACAGAGCCGCCAAAAATATCTTCATTAATAACAGTATTCTGAAGTTCAGCATGCTTATCGTTAATTTCTTTGGCGGTTAATCCATCCGTTTTTAAGCCAGCTTCGTGAATATCGATCATTGCTACTTCGATACGAGCCTTCTCAACTAAAGCCGCGGCCTTTTTATCCTGCTCAGCTTCGTAATCAGAGATCCGTAATTTAACAATAGCAATCAAAGCCTCATTATCCTTTATGATCAGCTCGCTCATATCGGTAAAAAGAAACTTATGGTCCGAGGCATGCTCTCGCATTGTGGCCAGGTTGGTTACGACTGTATCTCTCAGCGCGTTTATGATGATCATTACCCGCGCCAGCTCCTGATCGACCGCATCAATCAGCTTCGAGATATCACGCTTGCCTTTCATTGCGCCATGGAAGTCAGGTGACACCGATAACAGGTTTTTGAAGTTAATTGGCGATACTTCTTCGTTAATGATGTCGGTAAGGGCGTCTATTTTCTTGACTGCACTTTTTACAATCTGATCCTTTTTAGCCTGCTTGGCTTCCAATACCTGCTTCTCACCATGACTCTGCATTTTCTGCAAAACAGAATCATAGTCACCAGCAAATTTATTGAATGCATCCAAGCTACCGAACTTAGTTAGTACATTGCTAACAATAGCTTTTAGATCGGCGCGAGCTGTTTTAACAGTTTTGTTCAAAGTTTCTTTACGAGCAAAATCTTCATCAGATTCAAGTATTACCGACATTTCTTGCTGTGCACGATCGCGAACTAATTCCAGGCACTTCTCAATATTAGAATCAATGGCGGTACCGGTAATACCAAACTCAACAATGGGGAAATTATCAACAGGCTTAGACTCGATCTTTTCTGGTCTGGCTTCAAGCACATAGCCAGGTAGATCTATGTCAAATTGCTTCCAGGCATCCATTAAATCTTTTCGGCGCTGTGGTACAGATTCATAGAGATAGTCGACCTTCTTGCTTAGGGTGCCGTTTGACACGGTAAATAGTACAACATCAGTACCAGCAACGATCATCTGGTGCTCTAACTGCCAATAATGCTGACCGGTTAGCATTCCGTTAAGAGTGTTTTCCATCAAAGCTTCATTTGGGCTTTTATGCTCCCAGATTAATGACTTGATCCGTTTTTTGGTAACATTACTTATTCCGTCAAATGAAGCTAAAAGCAATAAACCATCTACTGTGACGCTACCGACAATGGGCGGAAAGTCTTCGCACTCTTGGTCTTCAATAAGATCTCTGGCCGCAGCTTCAAACTCATGGCCCTTTTCAAATAACTGCTCCTTAAATGAGTCATTCGGGTTATTTTTCCAGCCTTTTTTAAGCGCCAGTAATTGATTTCGAGTCATGTGCTTTGACTCACCCATTACCGCTGCAGCTTCACTTGCGGTCTTGTGGTTCAGACGAGCGCACAACCAAGCGTCGGTACCAGGAACTAGGTCCAAAATTTCCATTACTTTTCCACCTTCACATTATTGAGACGTGCTTTTTGATCTTCGGTTAATTCCATTTTTTTGCTTAAAAATGCAATCATCTGTTTGGCGGTTTTACTGCCAGCTTTGATTTTTTCCGACCAGCCCTCGAAGTTAGTTTCAAACATATCCTGCTCGGGTGCTGACTCTGCCTCTTCTGTGGCAGCACTGGGCTTATCACCGAACCAATCACCAGGCTCGCTCATACCATCAACCAGGCTTCGATAAATACGCTTCAGTTGGACTACTTGACCAGGCTGTATAGATTCGAGCTTTCGCTGTATTCGAGCCTCAATGTCTGATCTAGGAATGCCGAATTCATTTTTGAATGTATCGGCTAACTTCTTTAAACCTTCAGCAGTTAAATCAGCATTGGCTTTTAAGGTTTGTTCAGCAACTATCATCGCTTCATCAAAAATATCACCCGGAATAACAGCCATGATGCATGCTCTAACGCGCCTCTGAGCCATGTTCGCGGTTAACTCGTAGATCTCCCTTTCATCTTTGATTTCATAGCCACCTTGCCTACTATCCCGCCAATGTGGAACGATAAAAATAGCGGGTCGTTTGGTGTTGCTTTCAATATCCCAGGCATAGGCTTCAATTTCAGAATACCCAATACCTTTATCATTGATCCCGCGAGATATCTCACGAAAACCAAACTGAATATTTCCCCATCGCTGGGCGATTGCTTCAGCACTACGGATAGATGGTCCCGATACCGATGTGCCACCTTTGGCATACTGGTACTGGCTAACCTCTGCTAAAGATCGTCGCCCGAAAGTATTTTTAATATTCTCGATAGCTTGGATCTCATTGCGAGGAAAGCGCTTAGCGATCGTCATTGCTGACTGGATCTCGGCAACAGCTCTATTCGCTTCGGCATTGGCTGATGCCATGCCTTGTGCTGGTTGAGGTTGTACATGATCTAATTGACCACTCATTGATTACTCTCCGTTACGGGTTAGTTAATTAAGATTACTTATCTAAATTATTGTTAAGCGCATTAATTACTTTTACAGCGAGTTGAGCTGCTTGAGTTACATTTTCTTGAATAATTTCTACGCAAGCACCATGGCCTTTTCTGCCAATAATCGCCTTGATAAATCCTTCGTCACCAGTTTTTAAAAATTCTTCGATGTAGTATTTTTCCACTTTGATGCTCCTTACGGGTTGGTTATAAATAAGTAAAAGCGGTATGCACGAATGCAGTCGCCAGGATGAATAGAATTGCCATCAACAAAGATTTGTTTATCTTCATCGGAGGTAATCTTTAGTGAGGGATGTTTCGGTTCTGAGGGCTTTGCCGTAAATAGTATCCATCTTTCTTTTCCATCTCATTTAGGTAACAAGTGAGCGAAGATTAAATCAATTGCTTTTTACTGTCAATAGCTTTTGTTTTGACATAGATAGTAATCTATCGTATAAAGCATTTAATTTATTAATTTCAAGGTAATCATGAAAAAGATCCCTAATATTAAATTTGATGCGCTCCAAGAAGCAGTGTCCATTGCTGGTAGCCAAGGTAAGCTTGGAATCCTTGTCGGTAAGACTCAAGCTCAAGTGAGTGTATGGGTTAACCGTGACAAGAAGTTACCACCTGACCTAGTTCTAATCGTCGAGCGAGCCACTGGAGTAAGCCGGCACCGATTGCGACCTGATGTCTTTGGTGATGTCGATGATCGTGAATAGAGTTTAACCAGGCGATAGTCCTCCTCCTATCGTTTGATGTTTGAGACTCAGGCTTGTTCTGGGTCTCCTTTTTATTTGATTGAGCAACCAAGGAAGTATGATTATGAATTACTGGAATGAATGTATAGCCGAAGCACTTGAAGATTCAGGCATTAAAGCAACGGATCAACAAATAGACAATATTGCTGCTTGGGTTGAAGGTGCCCACGAAAATTATGGATTAGCAACAGGGCAAGATTGCATACCGCACCCACTAGAAGCTGAAATTGATGCAGTAAAAAAAGAAGCTGTCAAGCTAGAAGCCGCCCACCAAAAACAGCTAGACGGTGTTAGAGACGGTGTGGCATTTAGGCGCAACGTAAAAAACCAAAGTGTTCATATTGATGACGCTGGTCATGTAACTTATGGTCACTAACACCCCAACCAAGGAAGTATGATGGATAACGAAGAAATGCAGGAAATCTGGGACTTACAACTAATACACTGCTGGAGAGTTGAAGCTAAAACCAGCAATTTAATAGTTAGATTTATGAATGAAGTTTCACCAATGCTATTAAAGATGAGAACTTTTTATCAGATTTTTGAATATACAAATTCTAAATTAAGATCGCGAACTATGGACCTAAGCGAGATAAATATGCCGGTACGGGCTTTTATATCAAACCATTCTATTCAATTATCGAATTACCTTTGGGACCATGAATTTGACTCTGATTTGGTAGCGGAGCATATCGACAATTTTAAATGGTTTAAAAGCAGAAGTATTGATAAGAAGCAGCGAGCTAT